TGCTTGAACGTAGGTTTCAACCAGCTTGGTTGCATCGTCCTTATCTGGCCCATGTTTGTTAGCGTCCAGGTTGATTTGGGCATGAAATGCTCCTTCTGCCAGCGAAAGCAGAAACTTTATTTGCGTGTCTTTGCCTTTTCCGGCTTGTTCACCTAGCTCCTTGGCTTTAAGGTCCAACGCGGCGAACGTGTAACCGTTAGTTTGTATTGTGGGGGTATTCATAGTTTGCTCCTTGCGGTTTGTGGTTTTGCGCGATTTTTACCGTGCGGTAATTTCCCGCTTGGCAATCTCACCGCGTCGCGCACACTCGGCGAATTGGAAACTATCGAACTTGCTATTGTCCGTAGCGCACACTATGCCGATTTGCGCAATAACCGTTTCCATAACGGCTTTACGCACCATCGGATCAGGCACATCCTCACTAATACCAGCTTCAATTAGCTGGCATGCAGTTGCGAACAACTTGTAGTGTTTCTTTGTCATTTTCCCGCCTCTTTCATCATATGCCCAAGCCCAATACTCTTGGAGGCCACTCCAATCAAGGCCATTTACGTACGCGTTCACCAACCTCGTATGGTCGTCGAGGTTATCCATGAAACAACCACGCTTATAGGGTTGTTACCCACAGTCACTATCCGTTGTACGTGGGTGAAGGTAACCCCAATGATCGCCTTCAATAGTTATGTCGAATTCCCGTTTCAATCGCTCAAAAGCTTCATCCGACCATGTTGCCATGACCTGTGCTCTGTATGGCGCAGGTCCTCCTTCGCCAATCGTACCTTGGCAGCTTGCATGAGTGCGAACGCCTGGGATCGTATTTAGGTATTGGACCATTTCAGCAATACCCTCGTCTATATCGGCCCACACTTGGACAGGAACGGTTCTGTGAAAATCATTTGGCATCAACGTCTACCCCTCGCGCACACTCGGCGAATTGGAAACTATACATGAAACAACCACAGTACAAACGCCAGAAAGGCTATTCCTAGCGTAACGCCTAGCGCAAACCAGTCCACTTTTGTGAACGCATACAGGTCACGTGGTTGCGCATAAGCATCGTCGTGGTATATGCTATACGTATCAGGCTTCCTGGGCTTGACGCGTATAAAGCGCTCTTTCGTGTTGCTCGCCATTGTTTACTCCTTGTCTTTAGGAACACGGCAATATTTACATGTCCACGAAATTGCTAGGAGAAGGGCTATAACCCATGTTCCCATAACCCATCCGCGCCATTCCGTAAGGTACACCGTGCCGCCAAGTATAGCCAGCGCCCATATAAGCGAGCATACTTCACAAATAGCAAGTGGAACTGGGCTCCAATTTTTCATTTTACACTCCCATTCCTAGTATGTAGCCAATAACAAGCCCGAACAGAAACACAGCAACAACCGCATCCCAGCGAACGTAAGGTGCTGCACGCATCATACCCTCGCTACGTTCTTATACACGGTAGCGAAATAGGGGGTGTCATCGGCGGTTTCACGCGCTTCACTTTGTGGTGAAGCATCGTACCCGCCATTGCTGCCGTCTTTAAGCGGCTTGTCCAACCCCATGCGATGGTGCAGCATGCAACGGGCAAACGTGAACGGATCGCTCTTGTCGGATGCCGCATAGTTCACAATACCGTCAAGCATACGCTTCTCGTTATTGGCTACAGCGTCAACGTTGCTCATTTTCCACCTTTTGTTCGGGTATACGGGTTATGGTGCGCGTTAACACGGGCACTGGCACGTGCAAATGCTGTTGCGCCAGCTTGCAACGCTTTAGCGGTGCCACCATGAAACGTGTAGCTGTATGGCGGGTTAGCCAAAGCAATTGTTGGCCAAATCACAATTAACGTGGCGAGCCGAAACAACCTGAATTTTTCTTGCATTGTGCCAGTCTCCTTCGTTGTTCGTATTTCACCAGGTCCATGTGTTCGTGTTGCTGTGTATTGGCCGCAAACTCGGCTAACTGTGCCACCGTGAACAAACGCAAACGTATAAGCATTTCTGCTCTACAACGAGACTTTGGCGAAAGCATGTCGAATAGGGGTATTGTGTTGTCAAGCATTATACAGCTTTCAGGGTAATTGCACGACACCGTGCCACCACGCTAGATACGCAATGGCACGGTAGCTTGCAATTACTTCCGGCCAAGACCTAGAACTTTACGCCATTGTGGTTTGCCGGTTTTCCACCAATTGTCCATTGCGGCCACGGCCTGCTTGGGCGTAATACCGGAATAACTCTTACTGATATTCTTAGGGAAAAATAATTCACTGAAAACCCCATTTGTGCCGCCATCGTTCACATAGTATCTGGCAGCGTCATCCTTGATACCCATAATCAGGGCCATGGTGCCCCCGATACATGACACAGAGCCGCACCCTCTGGTTAAACAACCCCAATTCATGTTAAACGTGTGCTTGTTGTTTATGTATTTCGTTCGGGTTGGATCGTGTTCCAACAACCCCATTGCCAGCATATTTCGTGTGGCAACGAACGCACCCATTTCTGCAAACGTGATGCCACGCCGTTCATGGAAGGATTTCTTAGTCATTGCGATTTCTCCTTGTTGAATAGGGTTTTATGCTATTTTCCACTTCCGCACTTTAGCCATATTTTTCAAGTGCGCGACCAACAACAAGCTTTCCTTCCCCAAATCTGTACCCCCACGGGTTTTAGTCCAATGGGCAACAGCTTGGCGAAAGGTAAAATAACGGCAGCCGGCGATTATCACTGTATTATTTTTTTGTCTTGTGTGCATATAAACGTGAACCCGTCTGAGCGAGATGCAAATATAGGCGACATGGAAACACGCGCATTACCATAAACATGCGCATTACCATAAACATACGCATTACCATAAACATACGCATTACCATAAACATGCGCATTACCGGAAACACACGCATTACCGGAAACACACGCATTACCGGAAACACACGCATCGCCGGAAACATGCGCATTACTGGAAACACGCGCATCACCATAAACATACGCAGTATTGGCTACCCATCCGCCGCCATTTGGGTGCCTATGAGCCGCAACCGGCCCAGCCCCAAAATCGAATGTGGTGGTTTTGGTCATTGGGTATCTCCTATCTCGGCCATATCCACGCCGAGGTTGCGAGAGTACATAACGTGGCTTGCCTTGTCAAAAGCTTCGCGCGTGAAGCTATCGAACTCGGCAAGTATTTCATCCTGGGTCCAATCCTCGATAACCGGGTATACGCGATCATCGCTGGTAAGCCCATCCGGGCTATCTACCTCACACATTGGGTTTTTCTCGCGCTACCGTTGGTTTGCATCAAGAATTTGCTGCCAGAACCACCGATCTTCGGCAGTGCGTGCAACCGAACGTTGTTGCAGCGCATGTGCGATACGCTGTACGCGCAGCCACTGTCGATCACCTTTAAGGAAGGCATCAACCTTTTGCTGCATGGCATCGGCCCAAGTGTTAAGAGAAGATTTCATGGTATGCTCCATAGGGTTGTGGGTGAAACCGTGTTACCGTTGCGGTAACGTTACAGTAAGATTACCTTTGAACCGTAGTGAATGAAGCGGCGGCTGTAGCGGGAGCGGGCGAGTTCGCCGAAAAGCAGCGCTTCGGTGCAGAACACGACCCATTTAGGGCCGTTCAGGGTTTTGCGGTATAGCGTCCAATGTTGGGGCATTGCGGCGTCCTTTCGGGTTTTGGAGCGGCGCGCACCGTGCCGCGCCCTCGCCGCGTCGCGCTACGTAACGCAATGGCGTCTTAGCATCTGCCGTGCCGCCGCAAGGCCTTTTGCACCCTGAATGGGGTTACGCCACGTACCATTGTGCGTAACGGTGTCCTGCCCTTCCCCTGTCAATGTGTAGGCTATATTGTTGTGCATGGCAGCGCCAGTGGCGGCCCATTGGGTTATGAGGTTACTATTCACGTCATGGGGCAGCAAGGCGAGCAATTCTCTCCATGTCATGTAGGTTGAACTGTCATTCGTTTCAACCTTAACGAGTGTTTTTAGGCTCAGCGGCATAAAAATCTCCGTATACCAGTTATAGGGTCGGTTCTTTATAAAGCATTAGTGATTGGGTGTCAATGGAGGGGTCCGGGAGAATTAGAATTAAAAATAGCGTATATGCGGCATGGGCTTACAACCGTTTTACCGTTAATCGAGAAAAAGAAAACATAACTATACTATTCGACTATTAAGTAGTATACTTAGTATATATACTATGTATGCCGTAGACCTGTTATCAGCCGTATACAAAGAAAGTATACCACTTAGTTGCCGTACAGGGGTCTCTTGTTTTTAAAACTGCGAATAAGATGCTTCGTGCCGATTTCACACGTAAAATCATACACTTATTCAAATGCTTATTCTTATTCAGCGTGTTTTAGAACCTTTCACTATGTTACCGATTGTTGCTAATTCACTATGATTTCGTTAAAACGTATACCTGCTATGCGTTATTCGCATACTTGCATAGCTGCTGCGCGACGCGGCGAGAGTGTAGCCCGGCCAAAACGGCTCGGCCAAAAGGAGACTGAAAATGACATTCGCACCTAAGACCAAAGTGAATACCGAAGGACAGACCAAAGCGGTATGGTACAAAATGGCCGTATTCGGTGAAAACGGTAAAATCGTGCAACCTTGCCTGTTTCCGGCGGCGACTATCGCCAAGCTTGAAGCGGCCCATGCCCTTAAGGTCCAGGCTGCGCAATTGCAGAGCGAGGCGTTCAAAGACGTGCTCGCCAACGCCCAGCGGTATGCGTTCAATGGTGCACGCATCCTGCATGACGGTGATGCTCTGGTTGTCGGGGACAACTTCGGCGCTATCAGCGTCATGTCGGCTTCGCCCCGAGCTCGATCCGTCAAGGGCGCGGTGACGATGTTGAAGGGTTAGAGCTCGACCGGGGTGCGACGTAGGACCGTCGCACCCTGCTAGTTCCAGCCTGGGCGCGGGTATGACCCCCCGCCCAGGCTGGACAGGCGGCCTTTGTCGGCGCGAAGAAAACCCCCTTTAGGCATATATTTTGTAAAATTAAGGTTGTTAACTATTTGTTAGTAAATAGGTGGCACGGTAACACAGGTGCCTTCATCACCCTGCCTCCCGGCTACACCACCTGCGCGAAGCAGAGCCGGGAGGTAACACCCCTTAACCCCGGAGCCCACATGGCGAATAAAATATCTTTGGCGCTGGCTCTGTTCGTTATATTTGTGGTTGGGGTATTTGTAGACAAGTGCGCTGCCAATGCGGATGAAATCCTTACACCATTTGAAATTACCGCAACGGTAACGCTGCCGAGTGGGCAAACAAAAACATTTGAATACACGCCTACCGGTACACGGCAATTATTCAAGAGCCAGGACGAGTGTATGAAGTTCATTGGCTCGGACGAGTTCGCCCCTATGTTGAAGTCTCTTGCGGATGTTAACCCCCACACCGCCATACGTGTAAACTGTGTTGCTGTCCCCGTTCCGGGGGATAGCATCTAATCCAGCCGAACGGCAGTATGCCGTGACGCTTGAACGGGGACCCGGTAGCGTTTAAGCTACTGACAACGAGCGCCGGGTCCCCAACCATTCCTTCATAAAATCGTGCTCTAGTATGCCGGGGCTCAGTTTGCTCTATTGCGTACTTGAGGTACGCGTTGTTGGGGGTATGAGCGGACTGAGCCCTACTTAATTTTCTATTTACTTATCTAAAGCACTCTGTTATGGTATTCCCAACCCCAGGGGCTTGCCATGAGCGCAATTTTAACGGCCGATGTTGATAGTATCGCTATTCCGGTGTACCTTGCCGAAATTGCAGCACGCCTCGCTAACGAGGGTATACCGGTTTCAGCTATCGCAAGGTCATTGGCACTCCCTGCCGAAGATATACGAGAAGCATTAGAAATGTCACTTGGCCAGGGTGTGATTGTGGAAATCCCTCCCGGTGACTGGCCGCCCACTGGAAAACGTGCTGATCGCCTCCCCCTGCATAATAATAATAATAATAATAAACCCACTGATACGGATACGCTGCTTGCTTGCCAGCGTGCATTCAAGCTTACCCGGCTTATGGCGGGGTTTCTGGTTGTGTTGTTGAAACGCGATGAAGTTGAAAAGAGCACATTCCATAACGTGATCGAGAACCAGCGCGCCACGCGCAGTACCCGCCCTAACGACCTTGAGACTACTGACCCCAAGATGGTGGATGTTATTATCTGCAAGCTGCGCGAACGCCTACGGCCATTCGGGCTTAAAATTGACACCATGTGGGGGCATGGATATTTTATGAGCATGGAGATGCGTATGAAGGCCCACGAAATGCTTAAGTCCACCCCACTTGGAGAGGAAGCACCGCATGACATCACCGCTCATTAGAGAGGACGTTATTAAAAATACGCTGTCGTTGCCGGTGGTTACGGAGCATATTGACCAGTTAAACATGGCAAATATGCTAGCTATTCTTGACGGGTACGACCGGAAATTGCTGCGCGACGAGTTTTCTAAAATTCTCAGTACGGGGTTTCAGTTTTTCGACGCATCGGCACGGCTCGATCTTATTTTTAGCCTTAAGAAACTGTTTGAAGCTGAAGCGCCACAACAGAAATTATTAGATGAAGCTGCGGTAGGATTAACCCAACGTGCCGACCATTGGCGTAAACGTCTGTATGAGATCATGGAGGTAGTGTCACAATGTCCGGGGGACCAGGACACTATTAATTAGGGTATACTCATATAAGGTGACTTGAGTGGCTGCTCGATACTTGACGGTGGACAAGGTAGGGTGGTGGGATTGTGACCACAATAGACTTGAGCAGGGGCGCTATGAACGCGTCTGTAAGGCCGATGGAAAATAACGGGCTGTCATATTGGGCACAGTATTTTTTTGCTGTAGGTGGTACAATTGGCACCCTTACGGGTATTTTATCCCCAATAATTGGCTTTTGTGCAGGTGTTTTAATTGTTATTTGGACCCTGGTTCAACTTTCAGAAAGTCGCACCGTACGAAACACAATACAAGCCAGGCGACTGAAAAAACTTGTAAAGTTGCGCGCCAAAGCTGTTGCGTTGGAGTTGACCATGCGCAATAACAGTACGGGATTGCGTGGTTTGCACCGTGCCAATGCGGTGCATCTTGCGGCTGAACAGGCTTCAACAGACCTTACAAAGTCTGATTTGGTAGCCGAGGAAGCTGAGAAAACGCGCAGCGCGCTTGAAAAGAGCCTTGCTAATCTAAAAGATTAAAGTATTCAGGTCCAGCCCCCCGCACCCACTTTTGGTTTATTCGTCCGGTTTGGCGCGCGTAAGCGCTTGCCGATGAAATCCATCATCCCACCATGCACAATTAGCGCTGCGTATTGGAGACAGTCCGCGACGTGCGAGAAGCCTTCCTTGTCGTTTTTTTCCGGCTTAGGTTTAAGACCGCCTTGCTTGGTTTTAGCGAAGCGATAACCTCCTGACATAGCGCGGCAGAGCATTGGGCAGCCAGCACGGTTTATAAGGAGAGTAGGTCCACCGTTTGTTTGCCGAGTCAATAAGGCTTCAACTGCTCTAAGCCTTGGATCAATGTCGTTTGTAGGCGCCGGAAACGCCGGTAGGCCAAGTCGTTTGAGCGCATCAAAGCAGCTTTCTTCAGCAACGCTGCCTTTTGCCACACCAGCAGGGTCGCCAACGACGGCGATTTTAAATCCGAGGTATTTTTCTGACAGGAGTTTTGGTTTGAGCGATTGCTGGACATGCTTTTCAAGTCCTGTGTTGGTGCCTGCTACTTCTTCGTGAACCAGTAACCGCCCCATGTGATCGGGTTGGCATATAAGCGACCACGGGTTACGCCCAAAATCCTGGGCGACGAGTACAGGGTATCCGGGTATAAGGCTTGTTTCGTCTACAATGTGGAAGTTGGAGCGGAATGATTGTTTGAATACAGCCATGCCGGATGGGTCGTCCCCATATTCGGCTTTGACGTACCGGCGTACCCAATCGCTGTCTTCCCCGTACATTTCGACAAATCGTTCATAATACTTTCTTCCCTGTGCTATCCGAACCGGGTGGTTCAGCGGAAGTTTCATTGTGGCTTCGGTTTGCACCAAATAGTTCAAGTTTTCGGCGTTCGGCGAGAGCCCTGAAGGTTGGATAAATTTCTGCCAGTTCGGCGGGAGATTTTCCAGGAATTGGTGCCATGGGGTCATCTCCGTCGGCATATTCGTGTCCGCAATCATACCATGCCATGTTGGCGCACCACGCTTCCCACTTGGATATCTCCCTAACCGTCCAGAGATAGGCCCAATCACGTCCAAGTCCATCTCGATACACTCCGACAGCCACGCACCCGTCAATTGCATAGATAGTAACCGAGCTTGATCCGCTGCGTCTTCTAACGGGATGAACACCCATTCGGACACCACATTATTGAAGTTAATGTGAAACGTGTTTTCCGATACTTTCCACTGCCCAAGTCCCGATAGCCACGACTCACAGTCTTTGAGAACCGTGTCTTTAAGTTGCTTCAGTGTTTGCCTTACAATAGCAAAGCGCGTGTAACGGAAGCCATCTAGCGCCGATGTCTGCATGAGCGAGCGGCGCAGTAGCTCAATTACAGCGCTTGTGGTTTTCCCCGACCCAACCGGACCGCCTATAATCCGTCCGAAGGCTTCCGACTTCATAAAGGCGGCGCAGGTTGGCGGTGCTTCGTAGGCTAAGTCAGCCATGTTTCACCAAATATCCTTTGTTATTCTTGCCACCCTACCCACACTTTTTCGCCAGGCGCGACTTTTTTCTTTTCGAGGTAGACTTGCCAGTGGGCTGTGATGCCGTGTTCGGGGTGGGAGAACCAGAGCGCTTGGGAAGGACGGCTGTAGGGGGCACGTAGAGCCAGCCTTGCGAAGTCGTTATACCCAATGAGCGCGTTATTGACGATAACACCTGGGAACGTGAGATATTGGTGCCAATGTCCCATGATAATCGTATCGAAGTCCCGCCCGATTTGCGCTTCACTACGGCCAACCTTAATGGCTCCCCGCATAATGGGACCCATTGCGCCGATGATGCCATCACCACCTTTAACGCCGAGAGCGTCCCCATGGGTGAGAAGATATCTATGTCTAAATACGGAGAAGTAGGCATCGGTTTCTCCCGGAATGAGGAATTGCACATTACGTGATGCACGAAAGTAGCGCTCTAGGTTGCAGTATATATTCCACTCGTGGGATGTGTAAACCCGTTGTTTCATGCGGGGTTTTTTAGTGGAGCGTCCGTGGTTTCCGACAACACACGGTACAAACAGTTTACCAAATTTGGTTGCCATCTGGTCCAGTGCTGCGCCTATGATATCAGTTAGGTCGTTAATGGCTTGTTGCGGTGTTCTGTCATTTGTGGCAACAAGTTCGTCGTGTATATCACCCGTAATCATATCGCCGCCTAAACACACTACGGCACCAGGGTATGCTATACGTGAGGACCCCATATGGTTGTACGCCAAATCAATCGTAGAGTTCACTAGCTTCTTGACGCGCGCTTTTGCTATTTTGTGGTTGAACTCGTTCACGCCAGCCACTTCGTCAGGGTCAATAACTTCACCATAGTGCCAATCCGACCATATTGTCATTGGGCACCCCCTTTGCCCATTGCTGCCGCCTGCGCCGTTAAGCCATTTGGGTGGTTCGGGTGTACGCGCCGCTAGCCCATATATGCCGGTTCGGATGGTTTCCGCTGTATCGTTTTCACGGCGTATTTGTTCTACGGTGCGCTTGTAACTAGTTAACTGAGCATTTTGTTTGCGAATAATTTCTGCGGCGTCAAAAAGTCTGTCGGCATCAGTTTTTAGATGTACGGGCATTTGTGTATCTCCGTTTTCGTAAAATAGTTTTTATGGAATGGCTGTCGCGCCGCTCGCTTTCTTTTCCAAGCGGCGATTTTTTATACCTACTATTTGCTTGCGCCCGCGCTAAGGAGTGGTTGTACCGGTATATTCTTTGCTGGTCCTTCGGGGAATGGTCGTATCGGTATTTCCGTTGTTTCCCTTTCGGAGAATGGTTGTATTTCCACAGCACCCTCAATCGTCTTTCCCGAGCCGACAGTTTCGGTAAACTGCTGTTTGTCGGCCCCGAGATTGATTGTGATGGTGAATTTTTCTCCCGGTAATGCGCTTCTGGTGTCTTCTCCAATGCCCGCAAGCTTGGTGAACATGGTGGCAGCCTGGACGACTGCGGGGAGGGCTTCTTTTTCACTTCGCATCCTTTTTCCGAGGATAACAAGACTATCTTCCAGAATTGCGGCCGCACCTAGTTTTATGCGTTGCGGTATAGAAAGAGCACTATTCCACTCGATAGTCGAGGCGTCAAGTGCTTTCTTGAAAAATACATTGGGTAAAACGTGTTCACGGTATTGGTCTTCGGTCATTCCAAACGCGCCTACCACTTCCGCAAGCGGGCGATAGTTACGCGCAATTTCACCTGCCAGCTTTGCCAGTTCAGAAGCCGTTAAAGAGGCAGGGGCTTTTGTTATGATCGCGGGCGGCGCTACGATTGGGGGTGGCATTACCGTCGCGGTAACAAGACCGGTTTCAACACGTTCATCGTCCATGGAAAATCCTTATCACAGGTTGCATTGCATTGCAAGCGTTAATGTATTGCTAATTGGTAGCCGGTATCGTGTGGGTTTCATGGGCGGATTACCAGAATGAGCGATATGGGTCTTGGCCAGAGTGGGGTGATGCAAGTTATTCCCCCAGCGCAACTGGAGGCGCAGCTATCTCAGGCCGCTACCGATAAAGCAACTGCGGCCCAAGCCCCCCAACAAGATGTACAACAGCTTTCATCTTATATCCGGGGCCAATTTGAAATTTTTCGGAACCATCGTAACACGCAGGCCGGATGGTCCGACAGACTTCTTATAGCGCTTCGCTCGTTCAACGGGCAGTATCCCGCCGATAAACTCCAAGAAATACGTAAATTTGGCGGCAGTGAAGTATATGCACGCCTTAGTGCTCAAAAATGTCGCGCCGCCAGTTCTCTCCTGCGCGACATCTATCTAGGCCAGGACCGGCCTTGGGCTATTCGGGCTTCCACAAACCCGACTATTCCGCCCGAAATATTGAACAGCATCAAGCAGTTGATGCAGCAGGAAACGCAGCAAGTTACGCAACATAAGGGTACGCCCCCGAACCCTAATGACGTACAAACACGGCAAACGGCGCTTATGGAGTCCGCGTCCGATGCCGCCAAAAAGAAAGCCGCCCAACAGGCACGCGACAGCGAAGATAAAATTGAAGATATGCTACGGGAAGGGGGGTTCTACCATGCAGTGGCTGAGTTTCTTGTTGATCTTCCTGTTTTCCCCTTCGCCATCATTAAGGGACCGGTTGTCAAAGTCATGCCGGAAGTCACGTGGCCACCGGGCGGCGGCCAGCCGGTAATTAAACAGGTGCCGAAACTTACTTGGTGCCGCGTATCGCCATTTGATTTGTGGTTTACTCCCGGCGTGGCGGATATTGAAAATGCCAATGTTATAGAAAAATTGCGCATTACGCGGGCTGAATTGAACGATTTGCTTGATTTACCTGGATATGACCAGGATGAAATACGGGCTGTGCTTGACGAATTCGGCCGGGGCGGCTTGTACGACAATTGGGACACTACCGACGCCGAGCGCGCCGTCTTGGAGAGCCGGGAAAATCCGGCTTGGAACCGTTCGGCGATGATTTCGATGATGGAGTTTAACGGAAATGTCCAGGGCAGGGTGCTCCAGGACTATGGGTTAGCGGTTCCAGATGAACTTCGCGATTATAACGTCCAGGTTTGGTGCATTGGAAGCCACGTTATCAAAGCGCACCTTTCGCCGTCGCCCCGGCAGCGCCATCCATATTTCATTACGTCTTTCGAAAAGGTGCCAGGAACACCCGTTGGTAATGGGTTGACTGATCTGCTGGCTGATTTGCAAGAAGTTTCTAACGCCACTTTGCGTAGTCTTGTCAATAACTTAAGCATATCATCCGGCCCACAGGTGGTTGTGAACGATGATCGTCTATCCCCCGAGGAAACCGGAGAGGACTTGTACCCGTGGAAACGATGGCACGTACGGAACGACCCGGTATCGAACAATGCGCAAGAGCCTGTCAGTTTCTTCATGCCTACCTCCAATTCTCAGGCTCTAATTGCGGTCTTCCAGCAATTTGTTTCTATCGCGGACGACGTATCAGCGATCCCCAAATACGTTGGTGGGCAAGCTGGGGCCGGGGGTGCTGGGCGCACTGCCAGCGGGCTCGCTATGCTGATGGGCAACGCCTCGAAAATCTTGCAAACCGTCTCGGCAAATATCGACCGTGACGTATTCGAGCCAGCCCTTTTGCAGCTTGCAGACTTGATTATGCTTACGGACACGACCGGACTGCTTACTGGCGAGGAAAAAATAAGTGTGCAGGGCGTCGATGTGGCAATCCAGCGCGAGACTTTGCGCCAGCGCCAGATTGAGTTCTTGCAAGCCACTATGAACCCCACCGATCAGAAGATTATCGGGCTCAAGGGGCGTGCTGCTATGCTTCGTTCTGTGTCAACCACTATCGGTATGACCGGTGAGGAAATTGTGCCGCCCGAGGATCAGATTGACCAGATGGTGGCACAGGAAAAACAACAGCAGGCCAGCGGTGGCCCGGCTATACAGCAAAGAGTGGAAACAGGTGTACAAAAAGGCGTAGAAGCCGGTGTTCAGCGTATTGCTACGGAGTTGACAGCGGGCGTGCTTGCTGCTAGGGGTGGGATGCCTGAAGGACCGCCTGTGCACATTGGAACACCGGAAAGCGGCCAGCCAACTACGAATAACCCTGCTATGGACCTAGGACCACAAGGTGATCCCGCCCGCGCCGCGCGAATAGGCCAGGGTACTAAACAGGGTCCTCTTGTGGGGGGCGGTATGGCCCCTAATTCTGCAAACCTTGTAGGCCCAACCCCGGGGCCGGGTGCGCACCCTATCTCGCCGGGTGTCGGATAGTTCATGCTTGATTTTCACTTTATTTCCGGCCTGCCAAGGTCAGGGTCTACATTGCTTGCGTCTATTTTGCGCCAAAATCCTGCCTATACGGCGTCTATTCAAACTCCTATTGCGGCCATTATTGTGGCCTTACTGCCTGAATTGTCACGCACAAACGAGAGCGCGATATTTTTTACAGACGAACAACGTTTGCGGATATTAAGAGGCTTATTCTCTGCATATTACGCGGAGAATACGGTTGATGTAGTGTTCGATAACAACCGCAAATGGTGCGCACATATTGCGCTGTTAGCAGATTTATTTCCGCAGTCCAAAGTTATATGCTGTGTCCGCCCCGCGTCTGGAATTGTGGATAGTATAGAGCGGCTAGTCCGAAACAATCCGACAAGAATTAGCCCCATATATGGATCACAGTCCAATACTACGGTCTATAACCGGGTGCAAACCTATATGGCTCCTGATGGTGTGGTGGGGTATTCCTGGAATGCATTGCGTGATGCGTTTTACGGGGAGCACAAAGACCGCCTTGTTATTGTGCGCTACGATGATTTAGCAAGATTTCCAGGAAAAGTCATTGAGACAGTTTCCAAAGAACTCGGATTGGCCCCGTTTCCGTATAAATTTAACGCCATAGAACCCATCCCTGGTACGGACGCTTTTGACGCCGCCCTTGACCTGCCTGGATTGCATGATTTGAAGCCTGAAGTGAAATACGAACCGCGCACTACCATACTGCCCCCTGATATTTTTAATAGCCTGCCGAAACCATTTTGGAACGTTAATAGAGCCGCAACTAATCCAAGGTAGGGTCATTTGAACACTTTTTAAGGGCTAATCCTCATGGCTGGCGCTACTGGCATTTTGTCCGCACCGCAGGGCGATTACGACCGAAATATTGTTGGGTTTGTTCTTGAACAAGTTGTCGCCTCTGTAAACGCAGGTATTTTACTTGGTGGTACTGGTCCTACCGGTGCAAATATTGGCGGGAATACTGGACCTACTGGGCCTACCGGTTCTACCGGTACTGGTCCTGCTGGTCCTGCTGGCCCCGCCGCGCCACAAGGTCCTACTGGTCCCGTAGGCTCGAATACCGGCCCGCAAGGCGGACCTGGTTATCGAGGCGCAACCGGTCCCGCTGGTCTAACGGGAAATACAGGTATTACTGGAAACCAAGGCCCGGCTGGTGCTGCTGGCGCGATTGGCCCGGCTGGTGGTGGCACTGGACAAACTGGTGCTACTGGTAGCGTTACAGGCCCGGCTGGTGCTGTAGGCGCAACTGGTCCTACCGGAGCTACGGGCGCAACTGGTCCTACCGGGCATACTGGATACGGCGGGTTGAAGGGACCTTCGGGCGCGACTGGGCCTACCGGAAACTTTAATACATTGTTTATTGCGCCGCTCTCTAGCCCGGGTGTAACCGGACAGGTGTGGAACAAGAACGGCGTGCTCACGATTTCAGCGGGACCAAACACATGACCGTTTCGCGCGATCAAGATGTGGACGCAAATCGGGTTGGGCCGATTTTGAAAGAACTTGTTGACGCTGTTAATGCTGGCGGCATTGGCGGCGCTACAGGTACGACTGGACCTACGGGTATTGGTGGCGGTAAGACCGGCCCTACTGGCCCTACTGGTACAATTACTGGTCCTACTGGGTATACAGGTGGCGCTGCTGGGCCTATTGGTCCTACAGGATTAACAGGCGCATCTGGCGCGGGTGGTGTTAATGGCCCGCAAGGTGCTCCTGGTTTGACTGGTCCTGTTGGGCCTACTGGTGGTATTGGCCCAACGCCCCCTGGTGGCGCTGCAAGCGGCGCGACCGGTCCTACTGGTCCTGTAGGCGGCACGACGGGGAAAACCGGTTACGCTGGCGCAACTGGAGTTACGGGGCCAACCGGTATAGGAACAGTTGCTGGTTCTACGGGCGCAACCGGTTCTACGGGCGCAACCGGTGGTAATGGTCCGACTGGAGTTAGCTTTACGGTTTTTGCACCGCCCACGGTTAGCCCCGGCGTAACTGGCCAAGTTTGGAGCAATGGCGGCATTTTGACAGTTTCACACGGACCGGGGACGTAAAGGCATCGCTATGGCAATCGCTCCTTCTCCTAATGTTTCCCCGAGCACGTATGACGACAACCTTATTCCGTCGATCATCTCGCAGGTTGCGAATGTCATTAATCAGAATGCCGTAACGGGGCCGACTGGAAAAGCTGGCCCTGCCGGGTCTACTGGCGTGACTGGTTCTACTGGTCCTACTGGTGTGGGCGTTAGCGGCCCTTACGGCGGCCCCACTGGATTTACTGGGCCAACTGGCCCTGTAGGTTATATGGGCAATTCCGGTGCGACGGGTTACACTGGCCCGACTGGTATCACTGGAAACACAGGCGGCACTGGTCTTGTTGGTCCATCTACGTTTACGGGTCCTACTGGACCAACTAACGTTACGGGGTCTACGGGACCAACAGGTACGCAAGGTTTGACTGGTCCGGCTGGTTCTGCTGGTCCCACTGGTCCCACTGGACAGCAAGGTGCAACCGGTTCTGCGGGCGCTCTTGGGGCAATTGGCCCTATTCGCAATAGCATTCTTCAGCTGCCTATAGTTGATCCTAAGCAGCCTGGTGCTTTGTGGTGGAATGTGCCGCTTGGTTTTACCGGCCCGGCAATTGCTGTTTCCCCGGGTACGCCGTACGGCGGATAATCGCTTGACTTTATAATCGCGTTTGTGCTATCTAGCATAGACCGCTAGGAGCACCCCCATGGCGCGCATTTGCCTAAATATGATAGTCCGCAATGAGAGCGCGAGAATTGTTCGTGCTATTCAAAGTGTTGCGCCATATATTTCGTGCTACGCCATTACGGATACAGGTAGCACGGACAACACGGTTGAAATTATCCAAAAGTATTTTGCGGACTTGGAAATTCCCGGGGAAATATCTTCCTGTGAATTTGTGGACTGGTCCCAGGCACGTAATTTTGCACTGGCGAGAGCCCGCTTTTTGCCTATTCAATATGACTACATTCTGCTTATGGACGCAGACATGGAGTTGAAAGTCTTGAATAAGGGGTTTAATAACGGTTTGATTGGGCGCTCCTATGATATGTTTCAACAGGGCGGCTCGTTAAAGTACATCAATCGCCGCCTCGTGCGCCGGGACCAGACTGGCGTGTATATGGGCGTTACGCACGAGTATTTGGATGTGGTGGGGGATGCGTGTGTTCCAGCCGAGCATGCTTATTTTCTGGACCACGCAGATGGCGCAAACCGGCCGGAAAAATTCAAGCGGGATATTAGGCTTCTTGAGAAAGCGTTGATAGCGGAGCCTAATAACGGCAGGTATTTTTACTACCTCGCCCAATCATACCGCGATGCAGGGAAACCTGCTAACGCTGCGAAATGGTATAAGAAGCGGGTTGACCTTGGCGGCTGGGACGAGGAAACGTGGAGCGCGCAGCAGAACTACGCCCAATGCCTATTAGAGCTTAAAGACGAGGCGGGTTTTGTACTCAATATGCAATTAGCGTATAACATGCGCCCCTCCCGCGCTGAAACGTTATATGATCTTGCCCATTTTTACCGAGAAAAGGGAATGAACGCGGCTTCGGTATTATTTTCGGAAGCTGGATTGCAGATACCCTATTCCCAGGACGCCTTGTTTGTGAGCGATTTTGTTTATACGTCTGGCCTTATGGAGGAATTTTCCATATGCGCTTTCTATTTGCCAGACAAGCGGGCACGTGGGTTTGACTTGACTAACAAATTAGCACTTAAAAAAGGGCCGTATGGGCACCAGCGCGAAACCGCACGCAATAACCTGTACCACTATCTTCCGGTTTTAAAAGATATTGTGTCTACATTTGAATGGCAGAAAATAGATTTTACGGCTCCAACAGGTTATACCGCTATGAACCCTTCTGTAGCGGCGCACCGCAATCGTTTGTATACGATTGTGCGAACGGTAAATTACAAGATTGTGGATGGGCGCTACGAAATTTTGGGGACGGATGGGACTGCAAATGACAGTAACCCTATTCGTACTCGTAATTTTCTTTTGGGTATTGACGCCCATTTGAAAACTACAGATGCGCGTGAGTTGTTACCGCCCGGTAATATGCCTGAGCCGCTGTTTAAAGCTGTTCTTGGGTTTGAAGATATGCGGTTGTTTTCGTCTGGCTACGATTTAAATATATCAGCGTGCGTTCGCGAAATGAACGCGGATGGGTATTGCGAGCAGGTATACGCTCGTATTGACGGGCACTTTCTTACAAACGTAACCCGTATGCTGCGTACACCCCGGGAATATGAAAAGAACTGGATGCCGATTGTTAACGGTCCGGACGCGCGGTATATGTATCGTTTAGGCGAGGTAGTTGACCATACAGGCAAGACTGTTGAAAAGACGGAACCAGAACAAGATTGCCGACATATGAGTGGTGGTTCGCAGCTTATACCACACCAAGGCGGCTGGCTCTGCCTTGTGCACGAGGCACGGTTTATCCCCGGTACGCAGTTAAGGTATTACCAGCACCGGTTTGTGACGTTTGACTCATATTTTGCTGTGCGGCGTATCACCAAGCCGTTTGTTCTCCACGAAAAACAAATCGAGTTTGTGGCTGGCGCGGTGTGGCATCCGGTGTATCCAAAGCTAGTGATTTCATATGGCTATCAGGATAAAGAAGCGCGCCTTGCAACAATTGATATGGATCAACTAGAGAGGTTTTTATGGCAAAGCTAAAGATAGTTACGGGATACGTGCCTATTGCTAACCATCCACGGTCGGCGCAAGAGTACGGTAGACTGGGAGAAAAGCTCCAAGAGCTTAAAGCCCCGGTGCAACCATTTTATGAGTTGTTGGGTACGTGTTGGTTGACTAGGTTAGTAGACCAGCTTCCGTTCGAGCCTACTTGGTCTAAGGGGGATAACCCACAAAAAAACACACTTGCGTATCAGTGTGCGACGCATCAAAAGTTTGAATGGCTTTACCGATCTTCGCAGATGGACGATAAATCCGATGTGTTCATATGGGTGGATTACGGTTTGGCGCATATCCCAGGCTGGTCGGCAGCCGGTATGAACGAGTTTTTAAGCCGTGTGAAGAAAAACGATTTTGCTGTTCCCGGGTGCTGGGGCAAACAAGATGTACACGACAGTACACCTAATTGGCGCTTTTGCGGCGGCCTTATGGTTGTGCCGCGAAAGTACGTGCAAGATTTAAAGAACGGTATCCAAGCTATCACCATGATTAACGTGATGCAGACTAAACATATAACGTGGGATGTGAACAGTATGGCGCACCTAGAAGCGCAAAACAAACTTCCCATTAGGTGGTATAAAGCGGACCACGATAAATCCATGTTCGAAAACTATAGGTAGCCCAATGAAAAAGACAGCGCTTATCACCGGTATTGGCGGCTCTATAGGCTGCCATGTTATGGTACACCTGCTCCACAATACAGATTGGGATATTGTGGGGATTGACAGCTTTCGCCACAAAGGTTTGATGGATCGGGTGCATGTGATGCTGGATGGCCACCCGGAATATTATGCACGCATGCGAATGCATACGCACGATTTGCGCGCACCCTTGTCTCAAATCCTTATGGATCGCATTGGCAAGATTGACTATATACTTAATCTTGCAGCGCTTCCGGATGTTTTTGATAGTATTGAAAATCCTGTGCCGTTTGTAATATCCAATACGCAAATGGTTTTGAATGTGCTGGAGTTTGCGCGGTACACAAGGCCGGACGCTTTCTTGCACGTATCAACAGACGAGGTATACGGCCCAACGGACGGAAAAACATTCCATAAAGAATGGGACCCCATTCTGCCGTCTAACCCGTATTCGGCTTCCAAAGTGGCGCAAGAAGCAATTGCTATATCATACTGGCGTGCCTACAATTTGCCGCTTATAATTGTGAACCTTATGAATAATTTTGGCGAAATGCAGGCTCCTGACAAGTTTCCGTCTATTATTCAGCGGAAGCTGGCGCGTGGAGAAAAAATAACCATCCACGGTAGCCCCGATGCAATCGGGACGCGGTTCTATATTCACTCTCGTAATTCTGCCGATGCTTTTTTGTTTCTACTGAAAAACATAGAACCACACCTGCATATAGACGGTAGTATGGATAAGCCAGATAGGTATAATATTGTGGGCGACAGGCAGGTGGGAAACGAAGAACTAGTGAATTTTATTGCGGGCGTTCTTGGGGTAAAGGCGCATTACGAATTTGAAGATTTCAAAGTTACACGTCCGGGTCATGATAGGCATTATGGGCTTGACGGGGCGAAATTATTTTCTCTTGGGTGGAAGTCTCCTGTGTCGTTTGAAGACTCTATGCGAAACACAGTGAATTGGGTTCGCGATCATCCTGAATGGTTGGAGCCAAAGTAATGCGCATAGCAGTAGTAGGTGCGGGGTTTGCTGGGGCTACGATTGCGGAGAGACTTGGCCGACTCCATTCGGTATATGTGTTTGAAGCGCGCCACCATGTAGGGGGTAATGCATATACCGAGCGCGACTATAGAACTGGTGTTATGAAGCATGTGTATGGGCCACATATATTTCATACGGCGGACGAAGATGTGCGGGCTTACGTAGGGCGATTTGATTTTTTTAAGCCGTTTGAATTGCGTATGAAGTCCATACACGATGGGCACGTGTACTCATTTCCTATAAACCTCCATACAATTAACCAGTTTTGGAAGGACTGTATGACGCCTGTTGCTGCTGCGGATGTACTTAAGCGGCACGGTTACCGCGCTTGTCCTGGTGAGCCGTACAATTTTAAAGACGCGGCTTGTAAAAAAGTGGGGGAAGAATTGTATGAAGCATTTTTGGAGGGGTACACCAGGAAGCAATGGGGGGTAGAACCCGATCAATTGCCTGCTTCTTTGGCGGATCGTCTTCCGGTTCGGTTTGATTACGAGGACAATAAGTATCCACCTACTGAATTTCAGGGTATTCCAATTGAGGGGTATACGCGCGTAATAGAGAGAATGTTGCAGGATATTCCAGTGCACTTAGGTACAAAATTCATAAGGGACCATGCTACAGAGTATGACCACGTATTTTATAGCGGCCCGCTTGATGCGTGGTTTGGCTATCAGTATGGGCGGCTTCGTTACCGTACGGTAAAATTCATTGACGAAGTTACTGACGGCGATGCCCAAGGATGCGCTGTTATTGCTTGCCCTGATATGGAGCAACCGTGGACACGTATGACGGAGCATAAGCACCTTGCTCCATGGGAGGCACACGATAAAACAATCCTTTCGTTTGAGTACAGTTCTGATTGCCATGAAGGCGATGAACCTATGTACCCTATGCGCCTTGAAAAAGACAAGCTTATGCTAGACCAGTATAAAGAGCTTGCTGCTGGCGAAAAAAGGGTTACGTTTATAGGCCGTCTTGGTACTTATCGGTATATTGATATGGACCAGACGATTGCCGAGTCTTTAAAAGTTGCTGCGGAGTTCTTGCGATGAAAACGCTTGTCGCTACTATAACATGTTGGCGGGATGAAGATAATGGCCGTAATGACGGTATAAGGGATACGTGGCTTAGGTGGGGTTATCTTATAGATCACGTATTTTTCCTCGGATATGAAGAACGACATGTCCCTCAAGGAGCTATTATGTTCAGTGGAGGCTCTAGTAGAATTTCCGATGACTATGATGCTATCCCATTCAAGGTACATAGAATTTGCCAATATGCGGCTTTTTACGGGTACGATGATTTATTTATTAGCGATGTAGACACATACGTAGCGGTGCCCCTTCTTCTAAATTCTCGTGTGGGGGATTATGCAGGATGGCGCTGTGACGAAGGCCACGCTGCGGGCGGTAATGGATATTGGTTAAGCCGAAAGGCCATGTTAGCACTTAGCAATTCCGCCCCTTACCCAGGATACCAAGATATATGGGTTGGCGAAGCCCTTAAGGAGGCTGGTATTCCCCTCGTGCATGATCCTCGCTTTATAGGTGGCGTTCCAGAGAAATATGTACCCGGCACCATTTCCGCCCATCTCGGCCGCGCTACTGGGACATTTGACCCGCAATGGATGCGAGACTACCACAAGACGTGTCTGGAGGTTTTGCCATGCGGGTAAAAGTTGTTTCGGGGTATATACCACTTCCCCTTCTTAACATAACGGAAGAACGGTTTCGCGCTTTAGGGGATGAACTAGCGTGCGCATTGCCATGTCCGTATCGTTTTTTTGAAGACGACACTATACAGGATTGTTGGGTCCACAGGTTTTTGAACTTCTTGCCATTTAGCGTTAGCCCTTCAGACCCAAACCCGGCTAAAGACAGGTTTGCTACCTCTAATATTATGTTGATGTCAAATATTGTTATGCACCAGAAGTATGAGTGGCTTGTCCACACTGCCATAGAAGACCAAGCCCCAGATGTTTTTGTGTGGATTGACTATGGTGTAATGAAACAGCCCAATATGAAACCAGAGGTTATTACTGATTTTATTAAGAAATTGGAAGAAAAAGATAGTTGCCCTTGCGTATACGCCCCCGGAATTCGAGGTATTGAACCAATAGATGACACTCAATCTTGGGATCGTTTCTGTGGTTCTGTTGTGATTGTACCCCGCAATCATTTGGTTAATCTGTGTAGCGCTATGAAAATGCACCAAATGCAGCATATTATGGAGCACCATACTGTAACTATTGAGTCTAACACGCTTGCGCATATTGAGCAAAAAAAATTCTTTCCAATTTGCTGGTATAAGGCGTGGTGGGGCGCGGAAATGTTCATGAATTTACCTTAATCTATTAGTTACTCTTGAAGCCGATTATCCTCGCAGGTTTTAATCCATGCGGGGAGTTACCTATGGCCGACAAGAGCAAGAGTTTTAAGGGCGGCGACGCTGGCGCGGAAGCTACTGAGAAATCGCATAACGTAGAGTTCGCCAAAGGCGGCGATACTCATATGTTTGGCGAGCAGGCGGCTGGCCCGCAGAAGCCCGGTTACACCGAAAAACAGCCTACATCTGCTCCTGGTGAGAAGTTCGCCGAAGGCGGCAAGGGTAAGATGTTTGGGTTTTCAGGTGCCCTCCCCGCCCGCGATGGTATTACAAGCGCTCGATAAAGGAGCGTCTGAATGACCCTTCGTATTAATTCTGGCAAAAGTGGACCGAAAGCCGCGCCTACGCCGCCTGACCGCGCGTCGTTTGTGCTTGGTTCTAGGCCGCCCGATCTTCGGGCTCCCCGCATTAAGCCAATGGCCGCGAGCACCACACAGTATGGCAAAACCCAAACTGGTAACCCGGCTGGAGCTAGCTACGGTAATACCGGCGATACGGGGTATTCGTGATGTTTAAAAAGGATATGGCTGCTGCGCCTGGTGCGCAGAAAATTAAACACGCTGGAAAAGGGTCGGCTGTAGCCACCATGCCGAACAGAAAATCCATTACGCAAGTTACGCATAATCCTGCGGCTACTATGAACGATTACGCGAAAGCTACCCCGATGGCGCAGCCCCAACCTGCAACGCCGGATGGTCTTGGCAGTGGGAGTTGGCCTGGCATCGGCCGGTAGATATGCCACACGCTACCCCCCTTAGTATTTCTGCTTTACGCCTTAAAAACCTTGATCCACGCGCATTTGATGCTTTTGTGGCCGATGCCGAGGCTCATTCTGCGACTGTTACCTTAGCGGTAACGGAAGCCCCGCAACATGAAATACTTGTAGCACAGGGGCGTGCGCAAGCATGGCGTTCGCTAGTACGAACTCTTAAGGAATGCCATTTACCACATAATTCTAAGCCCGCACCGTAAATAGTTGCCGTGCGCGCCCCAGGAGGTTGCTATGCCGATTACAGAGACAGTTGTTAACCAAACCCCATTGCCCCTTGCTCCCGTCGATGATAGTGTGCATATCCCGGAGTCGGTGAAGCGAGCAGCGGCACTTGCTGAAAGTTTTTACCCTAAAGCAGCAGAAGTTGCCCCCCCTGCCGCGCCCGTTACAGCCGAAGCGCCCGCCCCACCTGTAACGCCGCCCCAGTCTCCCCCCACTGAAGGTCAATGGGAACATCGCTATCTTTCGATGAAAGGGCGGTATGAGTCGTCCCAGCAGACGAATGGGGTGTTGCAGGAGCAGCTTCAAGAACTAGGAAATGAGTTAATTCGCACCCAACAGCTACTTTCGCCTAATACACAAAGCAATTCCCCCCAGCCAACAGCCCCCCTCTTGACAGACGAGGACCGGTCAAATTACGGCCCGGACCTTCTAGATGTAGTGCAAAGGGCTGCTTTGGAGGCTGTTGCCCCCAAAATCAGCGCGCTGGAAGCTGAAAATGCCAAGTTACGCCAGTCTACTGTTAAGACCGATAGGCAACGAATTTATCAGTTTTTAGCGCAATCTTTGCCTAACTGGGAGGCCATAAACACCAGCCCACGGTTTTTGCAATGGCTGGCTTTACGAGATGTTTACTCTGGTGGTATACGAAGTCAAATGTTGAAAACGGCATTCCAAGCGGCAGATGCCCCTCGGGTTCTTGCTTTCTTCAACGGCTTCCTAGCGGAGGAAGCAGCCACGGGTAACGATAGCACAGGCTCGCAGCCACAGCCGCAGGAAACTGCGCCTCGTCAAGCAGCGGTCGCTCTGGAAACGCTAGCGGCTCCTGGTAGGGCAAGACCGGCAACTGGAGACTCCCAGGTGCCCGTTGACAAGCCGACTTTCACACGCAAACAAATAGCTGACTTTTATATTGATGTGCGCAGGGGCGTTTATGCCGGGCGCGATCAAGATAAGGCCAGAGACGAGCAACGAATTTTCGCCGCACAACGCGACGGACGAGTTAGATAACGGGGGCTTCGCCCCCAACATAGGGGGTTTAGATGCCTATTCCGACTTCAGGTTTTCCCGGCGCAACTGCTGGTTCCACGCCTGCAATTTATCCGGTTGGTAGTTCGGGTAACAGCCTGCAAGCTACTGGCTTTATTCCGGAAATTTGGTCCGGGAAGCTGGTTGAAAAGTTTTACGCCAGCACGGTCCTTGCTGCTATCAGCAACACGGATTACGAGGGCGAAATCAAAAACAAGGGTGACCGGGTGAAAATCCGCACTAAGCCCACTATTACCATCCATAACTATGACTCGGACGGTTTGCTTGGCCTTGATCGGCCGACTGGCGGCACCGTTGAGTTGTATATCGGGAACGGCAAGTATTTCTCGCTGATCCTTGACGACGTTATGGAAATTCAGTCGGACCTGAATATTCTTTCGATGTGGTCCGACGACGCCGCGCAGCAGCTTAAGATTACGGTTGACCAGGACGTGCTTACGGGTCTGGTTGGCTCAATGGCTGCGCAGAACCAGGGCACCGCTGCGGGTGTTATCACCGGTTCGCTTAATCTAGGCGTTCAGGGTACACCGCTCACTGTTGTGGGTCGTAACCCGGGTGCGGGCCAAGTTGAGCTTTTGGACGTGCTAATGCGCATGGGCCAAGTGCTGGACGAGCAGAATATCCCGGAAGTTGGCCGGTGGGTCGTCATGCCCGCGTGGGCCGGGCGTCAGATTAAGCAGTCTGAGCTTCGGCAAGCCTATTTGTCGGGCGACAGTGTGTCTATGTTGCGTAATGGGCGTCTTGGGATGATAGACCGGTTTACGATCTATATTTCCAACTTGCTTCCGAATAACAGTTCGGATAGCGCCCAATTCAATTCTGGCGAATGGCCGATCTTTGCGGGCCATGCGCATGGTCTGACTTTTGCGAGCCAGATTAGCAAGGTTGAGACGCTTCGTTCCGAGCTTACCTTCGGCCAAATCCTTCGTGGTCTTCAGGTTTACGGATACCAGGTGGTTGACGGCAAGGCGCTTGTGCAGGCTCAAGTCACGCCTGGCTCCTAATCAGGCGAAAACCTGATCTAGCGAACAAGAAAACAGACCCGAGTGGGGCGTATCCCTCCCGGGTTTTTATTATCCAGTCCTTAATGCCTATCCAGTAGTTTTTGCGGAGCACCTTTAGGGGTTTCCATGTCCGAACGCTTGTCCACAGTTCAAGATTACATTACCGATGTGCGAACAATGCTGTTGGACACGCTTGCACCGTATCGGTATACGGACATAGAATTGATTGCAGGGTTTAACACGGCGCTTCTTGAAGGACGCCGTTTGCGGCCAGATTTATTTGTTTACCGTCACGGTAACCGCGTCCCATATTTTACCGCAGTGAGCGGTGAAGAAGTGCCTATGGAGCCGCAATTTCGGCTGGCTTTTGTGTACGGCATTGGCGCGCATGCGCTAGCACGCGATGACGAAGACGTACAAGACGAACGCGCAAACGCCTTTATGAGTATCTTTCACGATCTTCTTGTGGGTATTAGGCCATCCCCGCTTAAAGGTGGTACTCCTGGACCGGGGAGTGCGCAGAAATGACCCTTAGACGGGATGATTTCGACAGGCTTATGAACCAGGCGCGGGTTAAGCTACCCGGTAGTTCCGATGCTGGGATCAAAGGGGAACTATTTGATGTTCTTACGGAGTTCTTTGATAGTTCAAGTTCGTGGCTGGAGCAGCTTACTATTCCTATCCTTGCTGGTACTACAAATTATTCTTTGGTGCCTGCTAAAGGCGGCCAGATTATACGACTTGTGGGCGTATTCGACCCAAATCAAGTGGCGCAGCCTGCGTTTATGGCGGATTTTAGCACGCTCCAGCTTATAAACCCCCCCAATCTGCCGCAGAATTATACTGTTACGGTAGTGAAAAATGTTGTTTTGCCGACTAGTCGCGATGCTATACCCGATGCCCCCGAATGGGTTTTGCGTGTTTACGAGCGCTATATTCTTGCCGGGTTACTCGGTGCGATGATGGGGCAGATGGCTAAATCGTATTCCAACCCGCAACAGAGTTTGTATAATTTAAAGCGCTTTAGGGATGGTATGGCGATGGCTCGCGTTGCCACTATTCGGCAAAACACTGTAGGCGCGCAAGCGTGGTCGTTCCCCCGCCAGTATAGGTCAGGCGGCCAGCGCGGCGGCGTTTCAATCGGCAACCCTACGGAGTTCTAAGGTGTGGAGTAATTAAAAGATGTACGGACCTGGGCCACAAACAAGTGCTTATGTGGATATTGCAACTTCCACCAATGTAACGTGGGAGGACGCATTTCAATTCGGCACGCCGGGTGACACATCATGGTCGTTTAACGGGCAGAACTTTAGACTGGATATTAAGGGCAACAAAATACAAACGAGCCCGCTTCTTTCGATTTCGTCCGGTGCGGGTCAAATAGTGGTGGATGATCCGGTTCAGCGCGTTTTGCATACTCTTGTGCCGGAAACGGTGATAGGAATTCTAGTGCCTGGAGAATATGAGTATGATTTAATCATGTTCGATAATTTATCTCCACCCACTCGTATAGCGCTTATGCATGGAAAATTTCGACTCCAAGAAGGTATAACGGGGGGCTAATATGGCTGTTGAAGTTCAAGGCCCCGCATTAGTAATGGCACAACCGGTTGTTGTGTCAAATGGATTTACAGGCCCTACTGGTCCAAGCGGCGGCCCTACTGGTCCAACCGGGATTGTTGGCAGCGTAGGCGTAACCGGTCCTCTAGGTCTTACTGGTCCAACGGGGTCAATTGGTACTATTGGACGAACTGGGCCTACTGGAATAACCGGCGCAATTGGGCCTCCAGGAAATTCAATCACTGGCCCTACGGGCCAACAAGGTGCAACTGGTTCGCTTACTGGACCTACTGGAGTTACCGGGCCTGATGGAGCCGCTGCCAATACAGGGTCAACAGGGCCAGCGGGTCCACTTGGAACGGGTCCTACGGGTCCGGCTGGTGTTGCTTCTAGCACCGGGGCAACTGGGTCTACCGGCTATACAGGCCCTACTGGTCCTACGGGAATAACCGGCCCTACGGGTGCACAGGGGCAATCTACAAATACTGGCGCAACCGGCCCCCAAGGTATTGCCGGGGTTGCCGCGAATACTGGCGCAACTGGATATACTGGACCTACTGGCACTGTTGGCACAACTGGACCTACTGGCACAGCGGGTAGCACAGGTGTAACAGGAGCAACAGGGTTTCTGTCTGTAAACGCGGGTGTTTCTACTAAATCGGGTAATTACACACTTGTTCTTTCTGATGCTAACACGATAATAAATATGGCGGCCCCAGCACCTGGGGGGAGTAGTACGCTAACTATTCCGGCTAATGTCACAGTTCCTTTTACGCCAGGAACGTATATACTGTTGCAGTGCACCAATAACGGTAGTGGTGGAACTGTGGTATTGGTTGAGACTGCGGGCGTTTCTTTGTATGGTTGGAGAAACTCGTCCAATATGGCAGCCGGTGCTGGGCAAATAGGTGGCCTTCTATTGTTGTATGTTGGGTCTAATATATGGTTCGCATCATAAGGATAGGGGTATCTGTATGGAGTTTTCAGTGCCCAAGAAACTGGACGAATTTGATGTTCCTATTACAACCATGCGCACTCAAATTGTGCCGCCTGTGGATAAGATTGAGCGGTTGAGCGATAATGAAATAGCTGTGCGCCCCACAAAAAGAGACTGATAGGGGAACCTTAGATGCTGCTGGGGAGGGTTTTACAAAACGTTGGCGACAGTATTCAGCATACTGTTGACTACAGCGAATGGTTGGAGAAAGGGGAGGTTCTTCAGTCAGTTTCGTATACTGTAGACTATGGCACCGCAACTGTTTCTAACGGTATATACTCACTCGATTTGAAAAAAGCCAAGTTTCTTTTGAATGGTGGAACGCTAGATGACCAGTTTAACATTATTGTTACTGCTATTACGTCATTTGGGCAAACACGCATCGACACTATTGGGGTAGCAGTTGAAACGAATGGTGGCCCTGTATTTCAATCTTCTAATCAGTCTCTCATGCTTTCTATTATGGGAGCTACTGGCGTTACTGGCAGCACTGGCGCAACTGGCCCATTTGGATCAGGGTCTACAGGTTCTACGGGGGTAACTGGCCCTGTCGGCATAACTGGGCCTACTGGAATAACCGGTCCTACTGGCGTAACTGGTGCTCAAGGTATTCAGGGTGTAACCGGTCCTACTGGCGTAACTGGTGCCCAAGGGACGGCAGGGAGTGCCACAAATACAGGTGCAACTGGCCCTACCGGTTCTACTGGTGTGGCGGGGATTGCATCTAATACCGGTGCAACCGGTCCAACTGGTGTTGCAGGTGCAGGTGGCGCGATTGGCGCAACCGGTCCTACTGGTGCAGCAGGTGGCGGCGGTGCGATTGGCGCAACCGGTCCTACTGGTGTTGCAGGTGCAGGTGGCGCGATTGGCGCAACCGGTCCTACTGGTGTTGCAGGTGTAGGTGGCGCGATTGGCGCAACCGGCCCTACAGGTGCTGTGGGTAGCGGCGGCGCGGTAGGTGCAACCGGGGCAACCGGACATACGGGGGCTACTGGCGCAACCGGAGCTACCGGTGCAGCAGGTGCTGCTAGTACGGTAACTGGACCAACAGGTAGCGGCGGCGCTGGCGGTGCCACTGGCCCAACTGGATCGTCTGCTTCTATAACTGGGGGGACTGGAGCAACAGCTACGGGTAACTCACTTAGCGTTCAATCGCCCGCGCTTCTTAGGTATATATCCAGTACCCTTTTGGTTGGGTACACGTTTACACCATATAACGGGGGGACAGTTTCCTCTGGAACATACACGCCCGCCGCCGCAAACGGCAATTATCAATATTACACAAATAATGGCGCGCACACTTTGGCCAATCCTACGGCTGATTGCGCTATAGATATTTTGGTTACAAACGGGGCGAGCGCCGGAACTATCACCTTTTCTACTTTTACAGTTGGGTCTAATACGGGCGATACGCTTACGACAACAAACACGAATGTCTTTATTATTTCTATTCGTAGAATAAATGGCGTTTCCACGTATGTTGTAAAAGCGCTCCAATGACGCAAATATTTATCACGGCGACAGGAGCCGGTAAGTGGATTGTCCCATCCAATTGGAATAATTCATCCAACTCTATTGAGATTTTAGCAGGCGGTGGCGGTGGTTCTACTACGGGTGCTGGTGGTGGCAGTTCTTATGCTAAAGCGACAAATGTAACGCTTGCACCTGGTGCGCCTATAAGTTTCAATGTGGGTGCTACCGCCACAGATAGTTGGTTTAATGGTTCCGCCGTTAGCGGTTCTACTTGTGGCGCGAAAGCCGGGGTAAACGGGTCAGCGGGAACTGGCGGCGCAGGTGGTGCCGCTTCCGGGTGTGTTGGCGGCGCAGGCGGCGGCACAACTAACCCCGGTGCCCCATACGCATATAACGGTGGTGGCGGCGGCAATGTTTCGACGGATGGCGGCGGCGGCGGCGGTGCTGCAGGTCCGAATGGTGTAGGCGCAGCAGGGGTAAACGGTAGCGTTGGGGGCGGCGGCGCAGGTGGCACAGCCGATAATGGCTTTGGCGGTACAGGCGGCTCGGGTGGCGCGGCTGGTGGAAATGGCACTGAATGGACTACTTCTGGAAATAACGGTGGCGCGGCTGGTTCTGGCGGCGGCGGCTCGGGTGGTTTTACATCTGGCGCTGGTAATGGCGGTTTGTATGGTGGCGGTGGCGGTGGTGTTACAGCAGGTTCGGCTGCGGGCGCTCAAGGTATTATAGTTATCACCTATTCGCCAATATCCCCCACGGCAATTTATTATCTAACTGCGGGTTCTGTTTTTCCAATTCCGTCCGATTGGAATGCTGCAAATAACAAAATTGAAGGGCTTGGCGGCGGCGGCCAGGGCGGCGGTGCAACAAGTGCTTCATCGCGTGGCGGCGGCGGCGGCGGCGGTGCTGAATATAGAAAAGCTACGGATGTATCTTTTACGCCTGGTCAACAAATTGCTTACGCAATCGGGGCTGGTGGTTCAACGTCCGGCGCTGCTGCAAATGGGCAAGCGGGCGGTAACACCGCTTTTAATACGAATACTATTATAGCGGTTGGCGGTAGCGGCGGCGGCGATCTAGGGGCATCGGGCGCAGGTGGCACCGGAGGTACAGGAGCTATTGGTTTTGCAGGCGGCGCAGGTGGCATAGCCACCGGAAGTAGCACTACTAATGGTGGCGGTGGCGGTGGCGGTGCAGGTGGCTTTACAGGTATAGGAAACGCAGGCGGCGCCAACCCCGGTGCAAACGGCGGTGGCGGTGGCGGTGGCGGCGCAAATGCTGGAAGTTCAACTGCTGGTTCTAATTCGTCTGGCGTTAACCCGAGCGCGGGCGGCGCAGGCGGTACTGGTACATCTGGAACAGCGGGTGGCGCAGGTGGTACGACGGGAGGTACAGCCGCGCAGAGTGGGTCCAATGGCTCAGGTGGCGGCGGTGCAGTCTTTTCAACTACGGTTTCTGCTTCTGTAGGCGGCCCCGGCGGTGCAGGAATTGATTGGACTTCATCTGGTAATGACGGTGGAGCAGCGGGTTCTGGTGGCGGAGGCGGTGGCGGTGGCCATGGTTCCAATGGTGCTACGGCGGGCGGTGCCGCAGCGTTGTACGGTGCTGGCGGGGGCGGTGGTGGCGAAGGTGGCGGCGCGCAATCTGCTGGCGGTGTGGGGGCACAAGGTATTATAGTGGTCACCTATTCTTTTGTGCCTATAACTGGCTTTAATATGCCGATGTTAGGAATGTAAAATGCTGTTATCAACGCGAAATATCACACTTGGCGATACACGTCGATATGTGGTTGATTATCGCGATTTTTTGGATAAAGGGGTAAAGCTTGCTACCGTGGCGGTAACAACCAATGGCCCTACGTCCACGGTTCAAAACGCGTCCATATCCGAAGACGAAACGGAAGTGTATTTTTATGCTACGGCAGGTGTGCTTAACGAAGTTTTCACTGTCAACCTTCAGGTTACAGATACCAATCTTGAGACAGTGAACGACACCCTCGATTTCACTGTTGTGGCCCCATAAACAGGAGTTCAAAATGTCTATTATGCAAGAAATCGAGTATGAGTTGAAGGTTCTTTTGGCCGAAATTGATGCCTTGTTTCATAAGGCTAAAGTTGCGGCGGTTAAAGATGCCAGCGTAACTGGTGCTACCGGTGTTTCAGGCGCAACTGGCCCCAAAGCCTAGTATGGAGTTTTCATGGCAGCCCCCGCGCCTGAAACACCGGTAGCGAGCTTCCTAGACCGAAACGCTACCCCCGAATGGAGGCAAGCGCATAAACTGTGGAGCGTGCAGCTATCTGTATTTTGGGCAGTTGTGGGTGGTTTATGGGTGGCTGTTCCGGTGTTTCAAGGTATGGTGACTCCCTTTGTGTTCGTTTGTCTGTGTGTCGGTATGTCGCTTTTGATCCTGTTTGCGCGTCTTACTAATCAGCCGGGTTTACCATAATGAGCGATACGCCAAGCCCTGCTATACAAAAACGCTCTTTTGTAAACCGCGCCATCCGCCAACCTGCGGGTTGGGTTGGGATCGCGGTGACAATTATATGTGGGTTCGAAGGGCTTTACACGTACGCCTATCGTGACGTGGTGGGGGTGAAAACAATATGCTATGGCGCTACGGCTGCCGATCATGTTGATTTCAACCGAAAATACACCAAAGAGGAATGTCAGGCGCTACTTGCGAAAGACCTGCAAAAATATGAAGACTCAGTAGAAAAATGCGTACACGTTGCCATGCCGCCACACCGTCATGCTGCGATTGTGAGTTTCACGTATAATGTGGGCGGCGGTGCCCTCTGCAAGTCTAGCGTAGCGCGCGAGTTGAACGCCGGGCATGTTCAAGCCGGATGTAACGATTTAATGCTATATAATCGTGCAGGCGGGAGGGTCATAAAAGGGCTTACTACCCGCCGTGCCGCCGAGCGAAAGTTGTGTCTAAGAAACGACTAAAAAGGGGTATTTTTCGCCATGACATTTTTAGTGGAGCATGCGTTTGCGGGTATATGGTCCCTGGTGTGGCAGTGGGGGATTGGCATAGGGCTTATTATCCTGTGTTTCGCTGGTGCATGGTTTCTTCCTTTGTGGCGGAAGGATTTTATTTATGCTGCCGCGCTAGTGTTTGTGGCGCTTTTTTTCATGGGGGTTGGTATAAACCAGTGGAAAAAGCACGTCGTAGCCCAGCAAGAAGCGCTTGACACGCAGGTGAATAAAGTGGTAAATGGCACCACTACGGAGAAGTCTAAAGCTGCTAAGGACCGCTACGATAACAAGAATTATTAAGAGGGTTACCCATATGAAGTTCATCATCCCCATCTGTCTTGCTCTCCCGCTTGCTGGCTGCCTTACTGATGGCACGCTACCATCCAGTACCTTACAGCCAATTTGCGAGGCGCTAATTGGGCCGATCCGGTACAACACGTATTCTAAGGAGAGTAAGCGGTACGCCGCAGCCGTGCTGGCGATGGACTTGAAAACCCGAAACCAGGTGGGGCAACGCCTGCATTGCCCACAATACAGGTAACCCTCAAGAGGCTAACGAGGTTAAAGAGGCTAAGATGGCAAAGAAATTCAATCCAGGTGGTCATAAAGGCAAGTTGCACCGTGAACTAGGTGTACCGGTTGATAAGCCCATAGGAAAAAGCCGTATTGCGGCTGCCACGCGCTCCAGCAACCCCGAAATTGCCCGGGACGCTAAACGCGCTGTTACCATGGGTAAGTGGAAGCATTAGCAGTTAACGATGCCTAAAGAACCGTCTAGTAGGGTAAGACCGAAAAAGACTGGTACGCGCCAAGCGTTTATTGGTTCAACAAACCCACGATTTGCAGGAGACACGAATGCCCGAGAACCATCAGGAAGGGCTAGTAGCGGACGAGCTAGTGGAAACGGGCTTGACCGCGCTAACGGAATTGCCTCCATCCGAGCCGGTGACAAAGAAAGAGGCAATTCCTGACGAGCCTGCGCCCCTAGTGCAAATTGAGGAACCGGTTCGGCCCGAAACCCATAGTGAGCGTGTAAAGCGTGAGTTTACAGAAAAAATTCTAGCCTCGCGTATCCAGCCGCCTGCTTTCGTCGCACAACCACCTATCCCCCGAATGCTTGACCAGACTAAGTTGGAAATGGCGGAAGGCAAGCGCATGAACGCGCATCACGACGCGCTACGCGCTAATCGACCGATTATCAAGCCTGACCTTTCAACCGGTTCCATGACCCCCGTGTTTCGGCCAGCGGATTACGTTCCTGATCCGAAGAAGCCAGTAAGCAATGGGGCACGCACAGTTTCGCGTGAATAGGTGGTGCCATCCCCGCTGAAAAGATTGAACAGTTTGGTGGGATGCTGCCTGCCTGGGACCCGCACTTACTGCCCAAGGGCCAAGCCGCTAATTCCGTAAATGGCTATTTGTTTTCAGGCGCGCTAGAGGGGTGGCGTCAACCTAAACTGTTGCGCGCCTTATTAAACTCGGCTGCGAAATACGTGTATCGTATTCCTACTGTGGCGCAATCCACGGCTACGGCCTATCTTATTTTCCTTCTTAACTCCAGTTTGAACGATCAAATTTCTATCGGCGGTGTCACGTATACATTCGTGAATATCGTCAAGAGCCCGTACGATGTGCTCATAGGAGCCACATCTGCCATTACGGCTGCTAACCTTTTTGCTGCGGTTACTACAGACAGTGGAACGTCTGTTAATATGGGCACGCTTTATGGTCCAAACACCGTTGCCAATATCAATGTTTCTTCCTCGGACGGCACCCAAGGGACTGTGAATTTGGGCCTTGGTGTAATGCCATTCTTGTTCCTCCCAGCCCCCGCTGCCGGGGTAGCCTACAATACAACTGTTGTGACGGAAACAACCGGCACCGTTCGCACTATTTGGCTGTTCAATCTTTTAAGTTTGGCTAATACTACGGCTACTTTCCAGGGCGGCACGAACCCATCGTTCTCCAACCTTATAACAGCCCCCGCCACATGGCTGGAGTTCAACGATCCAGATACAAATGTTGTAAAATCACAAGTGGTTGACGACCAGTTCGGTAGATTTTATTTTGCCAGCCCCAGCTTGCCGCCGCAATACAACACGGCGGCACGAATTTCCGCAGGGTCGCCCCCGTGGCTTCTTGGCATAAATCCGCCTAGTATCGCCCCAACTGTGTCCGTAGCAGGCGGTGGAAATGGCGCTACCCTCCCTATAGCGGATGTAACATCTAGCGGAGGTCTTGCTTTTATAAATGGAAACACGGTGTATCTGGTGCCTATTGTGCCGCCAGGCGCGATGCAGATACAAGACGTGCAATTTATGCCGGTTTCCACCGATTCCAGTGTGCAATATGCAGCGGTTATCTACGAAGACGCTGGTAACGGCTCTTTGCCTGCAACTAGGCCAGGCAATCTTCTTAATACTGGTGTCGTGGGTACTGGGATAATCGGGGCTACTGCTTCAAGTAGCCAGTTTTTGAACCCCTCTAGTTTATTGGCTAATACGCCATATTGGATTGGGATAGCTATAAACACGTCAGAGACATTGGCAACTGGCGGCGGCGCTTCTTCCAGTTACAGTTTTCCGAATACGTTTTCAAATGGTGCACCTGGTGTTGCACCTATAGGCACATCCGGCCTTGTCGATTTTCAAATGTGGGCGGTTTTGCAAACGTCGGATGTTATAGAAGCGCGGGCATACGTCTATACTTGGGTTAGCGCATATGACGAGGAAAGCGCGCCAAGCCCGCCTACGCTTATAAATGGATGGTCTAATGGCACATGGACCATAGGGGTACAGCCCCCGCTTGCTTCGGACGTGGGGGTAAACCGCAATCTAACATCACTAAACCTTTACCGCACGGTAACAGGGACTGGCGGTTCCACGGTATTTTATTTTGTAGCTAACCTGCCTGTTGCTTCAACTACGTACCAGGATATAGTGTTAGACAATGTGATCGCTCTCAATATACAGCTTCCAAGTACAAACTGGTTCCCCCCTCCGGAGAATTTGCAGGGGCTTCTGAACATGCCGAACGGCATGGTGGCAGGGTTTGTGGGCAACGAGCTATGGTTTTGTGAACCATATTTCCCCCATGCGTGGCCGCCGGGCTACGTTTTGACCACTGATTTCCCCATAGTGGGGATAGGGCTTACAAGCGGTGTTGTGGTGGCTTGTACGGAAGCCAACTCGTATGTGGCTAACGGTTCAAGCCCCGGCGCTATGAGCTTGCTTAAGTGCGCACCGCCCGATCCATGTTTGTCGCGCGGTAGTATAGTGGGAATGGATATTGGCGTTTTCTACATGTCCCCTAACGGTCTTATCCAAGTTACAAACGTGGGGGTGTCCTCAAATGTAACCGAGTTATGGATAACGAGGGAAAAATGGGCACAACTCACGCCACAGAAATATGGGCGATCTATACCGTTGGCGTCTTGTTATTTTTGCTTTGGTGCAACATCCGGGACCGGGGCCACTGAAGACACCAGTGTGGCGCAGACCGGCTTTAATATCGAGATGAACCAGGATAATACCAGCTTTACAATATGGCCGCAGCCTGGCGGTCATAGGGTGGGCTTTAACAACATGACAGCCCCCAACGGTTTCAACATTGACAATGTAGAGATTGACCCGTGGACCGGTATAGGGATGCTGGTGCAAAACGGCGGTGTGTACTATTACGATTTTACCGATCCAGCACCCGTTATGGTGCCATATACGTACAGAACCAAGACATACCAGCAAAACAACAAGAAAAGCTATGAGGCAATGAAAGTGTTCTTTTCAGTGCCTGCTGGCACGCCTACGCAAAATACTACACGTAATACGGCTCCATTTGCGGACCCAAGCTGGAATACACTCGGGCCTAATCAGTATGGCATTGTAAGGGTATTTGCTGATAATGTGCTTGTGACGACGAGGGAGATTTGGGCTAATGGCGAGCTATTGCGTATAGCTTCCGGCTTTAAAGCCGAAGAATGGATATGGGAGTTTACCGGTCGCGTTATAATATCCAATGTGCAAGTGGCTACAACAGCTAAAGAATTGGCGAACGTGTAAAAATGTCAGCAATTATAAATGTAAGCACCCCGGCCCCTGGGGCTCCGCAAAAACGTCTTGTGCCCTCAATTCCGCTTGCCAAGGACCTTGCAAGTGCTATAGTGGCTATTAATGCTATACGGCAGTTCTTAATCGTAACAACCGGAGCAGTCCCCCCTAATAACACCGATTAGCAAGTTATCCTGTTGGATTAATACGTTAATCTACTATAAACGGCTCTCTTGTAGCCTGTTTTCTGGCCTATTTGGGCAGGGGTTTTTCTATGGCCGTTACAAGTACGTCTGCTGCTAATGGCGCAAACTCCGCAATACCGGGCAATTTGGCAAATACCAGCGCCCTTACGGGTTTACAGGGTGCGCAAGGTACTTCCCAGTCCCAAAGCATCTCGAACTCCCAGTCGTCTAGCACGCCGGAAGTTCTTCAAACCCCTCAAAGTGATCTTTCTGACCAGATTGCTGCCGCTGCTGAAGCACTTGGGCAACAACAATATACGTGGGCGCAACAGCAATATGCAAATACTTCCGATGTAACCAATAAAACAGTTGATGATTACCTAACCGCTGGTGCATCTGCTACTAATTTAGCGGATAACCAGATGGAGCAATACGATAACACGTATGTTCCAGAAAACCAGCAATTAGCCCAAGAAGCCGGTACTTACTCTAGTAACGCGCGTGTCGCTCAAAATATGGGTGAAGCCGAGTCCGCTACCGGGCAGGCGATGAACCAGGGGCGTATTAACGCCGAGCAAACCCTTCAGCAATACGGCATTGATCCGTCTAGCGGGCGATATCAGGAGCTAGAGAACGCTCAACGGGCGCAAGCTGCCGCTGCGCAAGCGGGCGCAGGTCAGGAAGCACAACTGGCAACGGAAGCTACCGGCCGGTCATTACTGGGCCAGTCTATTGCGGTTGGCGAGCAATTCCCTGGTAATACCGTAAACGCGCTTAACCAGGCAGCGCAAGACTACTCGGGTGCTGAAAATTCCACACTGGCAAATGTGAACACCGAAACGGCGGCAGTGGGGGGTGCCAACTCATTGCTGAATACTGCTACGGGTGTAAAGCTTCCATCTGTTGCTAACGCAACTACATCTGGTAGCTACAGTACATCCGGATCATACGCACAGCATACGGGCAATACGACTGGTACTACCTCTGGTACTACACCTGGAACTGCCACAAACCCACTTGGATCGTTAGGTACGGGCAATAATAACACATCCACCACATCCACGGTTGGGGGTTCGAACACCGGGACTGGTACTGGTTCAACCAATTCTGACGGTTCATCCGTGCCAGGTACTGTGACGACTGATCCGGGTAATGGTACTACTTTGTCACAAGGCCAGACCATAAATGGGGATGGCACCGTAACGGGCGGTTCTACTGGAAATAGCGCGAGCAGCACCGGTTCTGGTAGCGGGGATGTGTTTAATACTGGTACAACCCCCATATCTGGCGGCCTCGATCCTGTATCAACTGCGGGGGCAACCGCTGGCGGCGGTATACCGACTGGGCTTGACCCTATTTCAACCGAAGGCGCTGGTCTTGATCCAGCTTCTTCTATAGACATTGGTACGCCTCCTAGCGACGTTTCGTCACCGCCCCCGTTCATAACAGACAGTGGTGGCTCGTCCTATAACCCTTCCGATTTTGGTGGTGGCGGATACGGCGGTTATGCTGCTGGCGGTGCTATTCCTTCTCCAGGAGGGGGATTTGACGCTAGGGGCGGTGGTCGGGTGCCCCCCGGTGCCAGCCCAAGCCAGGGACAGCAAACAGATGATGTGCGCGCTAACCTTAACGCCAATGAATTCGTTATCCCGCGTGATGTGGCCGCATGGAAAGGGCAGGAGTTTTTTCAGAAGCTCATTGCGCAATCGCGAAAAGCGCGCATTATGGCACCGGCCCACGGTAAACCCGAGCAACCTGCACCGGGCATGCGACAACCTATGCGACAACCTATGCGCCAACCTATGCGCCAACCACGACCTATGCAAGCGGGGCAACGATGAATAAGCGGCCGTCCAAATTTGGGATGAAGGGCGCAGCGCCGCATGCTCGCAAAGGACGTGCTGCTATTGCGCCGCAGGGGGATGCCTCGTCTTCGGACGACGGCGGCACGCTTGCCCAAACACCACAAGTACAACCCATGCCGCCGCCTTCTTTGCAAACGGCACCGCCTAGCGCTGGTATACCTATGGCTAGTACGCCCGGCGCGATGCCTTCAAGTCAGCCGTCAATGCAAGGGTATGCAGAAGGGGGTAGCGTAGAAGAAGCTGGGAAAAATGCGCTGCGCCAAGCGTATATGGATAAAACGCTTGATAAAACAGGGCCATTTACCGGTGGCTACGATGACTCGCCCACCTTAAGCCAAAGGGAACGAACCAGAGCTAACGGCAATTGGGGGTCGGACCTTCCACGCTATAGCCAGCAAATGGAGAAAAATCTAGATAACTCAGAAGCTGATCTTCCAATAGCCACGAGTGCCACTACAGGTCCTGTGCACCCGAGTGTAGGAAGTTACGACCAAGGTGGCGCTATTCCCGATCCTAATTCTGATCCTAGCGAAGACGGCGGCCCATCTGGTGATACAAACCAATACAGCGATGCGCTTTCTACTGTTATGGATACACTTGCGTATGGACGCCAGAAAAACGGTTTAGGACAGCAATCGCAAGGGTCCCAAGGTGCTCAAGGGGCAGAAAGCGCAGATGACGACCAGCAAACGCAAGGGTTTGACGACGGCGGTAGCGTAGATGACCCGGTGGCGCAAATGCAAGACAGCGCCAACGACGAAAGTAAAGCATTTGATAGCGCGCCTACTCCCCCCGCCGCTACTGATACCCCGCCGCCAGCGGCCTCAGCGCCCCCTGCGCAAGGTGCTGTGCCAAGCCCCGAAACTGAGCCATCGTTTGATCCGGGTTCGACTACACCCGATACCGGCAAGGGCGCTGCAAGCATTGTGGGTTACCTGAAAGGAGCCGAAGCCGCGCCGCCTCAAGTAGCCGCGCAATCGGAACAGCAGGTTGACCCCCAAGGCCAGATGCCAGAAGACTTACGAAAACTCATGGCTATTGCCAACGCTCCAGATGATGACAGCAAATGGGGCATCATGCAGTCGTTCCGTCAGAAGTACGATCACTTTAAGGCGTTTGCGGCGGCTGCTGCTACTGGTATTCAAGGTAAAGCCGCGAACCTTGCGGCTGCTGCTAAAGCTGCCACACAGGCGTATGCTAACGTTCCGGATGGCAATACTATCGCGTTTGAGCAATCGCCAACAGGCGTTACCGCTACGGTAACACAAGGTGGCACGCCTAAAGCGTCGCCTATCCCCCTTTCAACCCAGCAATTCGTGCAGTTCCTTCGCGGCGTACCAGGGCAGTTTGACACGCTTATGGACTCGGACGTTGTAAAAGTGCTAAAAAGTGTTGCGGGGAGTGCGGCCACATCGGCTGCTGGCCAAGCGCAAACCGGTAATCCATTGCAAAACGGCACCCCCGCTGCGCCCCAATGGGCTACGGATTCTCAAAGAACTGGCGGCGGCCCTAGTGTGGGAAGTACCGCCAATGCAACTGTAAACCCCCCCGGTGGCATCCCCACCACACCAGCACCGGCTCCCGATGCGGGTTCGCCCCCTGCGTATTGGGGTAGCGCCCAAAAGCGCACCCCCCCACCGCCTGTTGCTAAGACAACACCGCCTACCGCGCCCCAATGGGCTACTGCTACCCAAGGGGTTGGGCCGGGGCCAAGCGTCACAAGTACAGGGGAAGCAACCGTAAATCCTCCTGGTGGCATTCCAACAACACCTGAACCAGGTGCATTTTGGGGCAACCCCCCACCAGTTCACCTTCCTCCAGGCTATACTCGCGCGCCGAATGTTATGCCTTCGCCGCAAACTCGCGCGCCGATAACTGCCGCGCCCGCTGCTAGCGCTGCGCCGCCCGCACCTGGACGCGCTCTTGCTGCACCCACTCCACCGCCTCCCCCCGTTCAACTGCCACGCGGCTACACACGTGGCACCGCTAATCCCGGTTTTGCGCCTGGTGCTCCACCGGCTGCGGCTAACCCGCAAGCCCCTAAATCGCCCATTACAAATTATGTGGATAATTTCTCCAATCCAAGCCAGCACCCGCGCCCCGCTGCACCCGCACAAGCGCCTACTCGTGCCACGCCCCAAACCCCGTTCGATCAGGATATTGTTGATCGCGCTAACTATATTTATGGTGCTTGGCGCTCTAACCCGAAACAGTCTCAGGCGCGCGCTGCGTACATTATGCGGCAACAGGATATACGGGATGGCGTTGCCAATACACCGCAAAGAGCACCCCGTACTAGCGTTACAACTAGCCCCGAGTATAACCAGTCCTATATGGAGCGTAAATATGATAATTTAGCCGCGCAGCTAAACGCAGATGGCACGCCGAAATACTCGCCGCAGCAATTATCGGTTGTGCGGCAACGGTTCCACCTACCGCCTGACGCAGGCGCAACGCCTGCAACATCCGATGAACCTCCGGTTCCGGGCGCACGAAAATTTAAGGGTCAGTGGTATACAAGGGGTCCAAACGGGGAAGCTGTACCCTATTCCGCGCAGTAACGGGGACTTATCGTGGCGTTGATGTTTGACGATATACCCACTTTCGACGCCATGCCGGAACCAGCGCAACAGCAAGCGTCGCCGCAAACACCACAACAGGGCGCTCCGGTAAAGTTTGACGATATACCCGCTTTCGACGCCATGCCTGACGCAAATGCCCCTACATCCTCTCCAGCCGGAACAGCGGCGCGTGCTTTCGTGCAAGGCGTGCCTGCGGCCATAGGTGCAGGTGCGGGTGCTGCATTGGGCGCTGGCGCTGGCGGAATTGTGGGCAACGTGCCGGGCGCTATTATAGGCGGCCTAGGGGGTGCCCTAGTTGGCGGTTATGCATCTGAAGAAACTAAAAACTGGCTGCTTCAAAAACTTGGTTTTGATAAAGGGAACGGGTTTTTTAGCAAAGCTCAACAGCAAGTCGATACCGAGCAACACCCAATTGCGCAGGATGTTGGCGGTACGGCTGCGGCCCTTACTGCGTTTGCTACCGGTGGGGGCGAGGCGTCTATTGCGGCGCGTGTGCTTGGCGGCGGCGTTGTGGGCGCAATGGAGACCGGCCAAGAAATGGCCAACAATGGCTCCGTTGATCCATCCAAACTCGATCCGGTAAAAATTGGTCTAGCTGCCGGTACTGGCGCTGTATTACCTAGCATGCGGGAATACCTTGCCCCGGCTGAAAAATTAGGTCAGCGTATCGGTAGCGCTGTACGCCCCAGTAGAGCAACGGGCGAAGCTGCACCACGAACACCTGACCAGAAAACGGTGGATAACGCCCAGGACATAACTACAACTGCCCCCGGCGTTGCCGCTGAAAACCCCCCCGTGTCTGAAAACACAGGCGCGCAAATGGGGGCGAATACCTCCGTTCGTAGCGACCGCGAATACCCCAAGGAAGCAAACGCAACAGCTAAAGAAGGAACGCCCGGTGCAGAGTCGTCCCCCGGTCTAAGTACCGCGCCCATTCCGGATGATATTGCGGCCGCTATGGCGCAAAAGGGTGCTTCGTTGCTCCCGGAAGAACCGGCTCCGGTCCAAACCGGCCTCGCGGAGCAAGCACCTGCGCAACCAGCCCCAGTTGCGGCTAAACCTCCCGTGCCAGCACCAGCCGATGACATACCACAACCGGAATGGCAGTCGTGGTATAAACCGCCCCAAAAGACCGCCGCTACCGAGTTACCTGCCGATACAGCTGGTTTACAAGCGCCCGCCCCAACTGCCAATCCGGTTGCGGCGTCTGGCGACTATGAGCACCCTACGCTCCCCAATGTTACGGTAAGCCAGCGCTACAAAATACCGTATCTTGCGGGTTCCAGTGTTGACGGTAAAACGGTTTACATTGACCCCCGCGTACCCGATACAATGGACGTGAACGGTACAAAAATTGATCCACGCAACTCGCTTGTGGTGCGTGAGATATATGAACGAAACGCGATTGATAAAATGACGGCCGCAAGGGATGCAGGCGACCCCAAGTTTAAAGACAAAACCGATGCGCAAATATACGCCGACGCGCATAAAACCGAAGGGACCGGAGCAGAGCGTAAATTTCTGCGCCAGCAATACGGTTTTGGAACAAAAGATTGGGCGCGATACCAACAACTTATGAAAGATATCGTGCCAAAAACCGAGCACGAAACCGTAGAGGCTGGACAAGCCCCCCCGGATTTGTACACGTTTATGTACCCGCATGAAGAAGCGCTTCATTTACACCAGGAAGGCTCTGCTGCGCCCACTGCCAAAGAGGCACCTGCGGCGGAAACTGCGCCAGCGGAAGCTGCTGCCCCACCGGCTAAACCAGTAGAAGATAATTCGCTTTTAGAAGTTGGCGCACATAAAAAAGAGCTACCGGCCGATACTACAGGACTTGAAGCCCCTGATGAAGCCGATATACGCCGTAGATTGGCTGCGGGCGGCCACAACCAAGTCCTTGCCGCATTAGACAATGTGAACTATGGAGACAAAGGCCCTGTACTTGTTCGAACCAAAGCTGCGTTAGATGAGCTTGACGCGCTACAGGCCAAGAAACCTGCGCGTGAAGTTGTTAAAGAAGGCGGCCCTCAAACAGGCGGCGGCAAGCGGGATGTTCGTAAAACAAGTGCTGCTGCGGCAGTAAAAAAGGCGTTTGACGACCACCCGCCAAAGCAAAACGAAAGCGATGGTGATATTTTACAGCGCGCCAAAGCCGCTGTAGAAACCGCACGCAACGCAAATAATGGCGCGGACCCATTACGCGGCAAAGACGGATACGCGCCTCGCGTTAAACCTGCTGAATGGCAATTTGTAGACCAAGCACAAAAGCTTCTTAAAAAACCTACGCCAGGCATGTTGGCTAAATTTAAAACATCCGAATTATCCCTTCGAGGAACGGGTGAAGAAGCGGAAGATGTAGCTGCCGAGCACGCTAAAGAAGTGCAAAATACAGCACGCATAGAAGCCGATATAGCGAAAAAACCCGACTTGCCTGATGCGGCGGCAGAAGCCCAGCTAGCTAAAGCAAACGAGGGCGCAACGCGCGCACGTGAAGATTTGCCGCCGTTTGATAATTCAGACCAAGGTGAGTCCAAGGTATTTGAAAACCAACAGAACGACCTGCGGGATTGGGTTAACGGGCTTTCTGACGAGGACTATAAACTGCTTGCTTCGCACTATGAGAATGGTGTGGCGCACGAAGCCGATCTAACGAGCGACCCCAAAAGGCTTAAACTCCAAATGGAAGCCAATCTTGAGGGTGCGCAAATGGAAGCGGCATCTTCCGGTAAACCGGCTTCGCTCGCTGCCGCTGCGTCTGAACCACCCGAGCCTGTTCCCGCTAAACCATCATTAGGGCCAACCAAGCCGGGTGCAGCAGCTTCGGATGAAAAATTATCACCGGAAGCCAAGGCCAAATTGATCGAGGAATACAATGCGAAGCTGTCGGGGGAAAAACCGCCCCCCAGTACCCCGGTTGAACCCGGTAAGGTGCTTGCGTCAATTTCTCCCACACCGGAAAAAACCAAGCAGCTTATACACATCAGCAAGCAGCGTAGCAGTGGAGCGGCCGCATGGTTGCAAAACAACCCGTTGCGAAAAATCTTCAGCCCTACCACCATTTCACCTTCAGCGCTGGCAGCGAAAACTACTATTCGTGAGGAAACTGGCGTAACGGCACGCAATATAGCGCAAGCCAGTGCTCGCCTGGAGCCTATGCGGGCGACTATCAATGCCCTCCCCGAAAAAGAGCGCATTGATTTCCAGAAAGCTATGGAAACGGAACAAACGCCGCAAACATTCCCCGAGAAGCTGCAACCACTAGCGGCAGCAATTCGACAAGCGTTGGACTTTACAAAAGCAAAAATATTGGAAGTTGGAGCGCTGGATGTTGATGATTTTGTAAAAAACTTTTTCCCGCATATGTGGGAAAACCAAAAAGAAGCAAATGAATTCGTGCAGTCGTTCTACACCAAGCAAGGCTCTACGGCTAGCTTGCACAAGCGCACGGTGCCCACCATTCAAGATGGCCTGGATGCGAAACTTAAACTCGCATCGACCGATCCCATAGATGTGACCATGCGATATCTTAGCAGCATGCACAATTTTATAACGCAGCAGAAAATTCTTCAGGCGGGTATTGACCAAGAGTACGTTAAAACTTTCGACCAGAAAACAATAGGGGCATCGGGTCATCCTGATGGAAGCACTATCCCGTTGGGGTATGTGGAACTTAAGGGGCGTGGCATGAACGGACGTGCCATGTATGCCCCCGAGGGATGGGCGGAAGTGTACAATAATTTTTATAGCCCTGGTTTCCACTCCAGCGAAGCGGGCGGCAGACTTTTTGACGCGGCTCAAAAGACCAGTAATGCCGTTACACAGATAGAATTGGGCCTCTCTGCGTATCATGCGGGCACCATGGCGCGTGAAGCTATGCTAAGTGAAATGGCGCGCGGCCTGTCTAATATTGTAAGCGGGGACCTGAAAGGTGGGGTTAAAGCGCTAGCTCGCGTTCCTATAGCTTCTTACCGCCTTGCGGTTATTGGTAAACAGGTAAAAGAAGCATATCTTGATCCCGATAGTGCGTCACCCGAGTTGCGGAAGATTGTTGATCTTATGAAGCGTTCTGGGGGCCGCATGGTTGGGTTTAGCCAAGACCCTACCTATAAATTTTCTGCCATGGAGTCGTATTTTACCGCGTGGCAACGTGGCGCTTTGGGAAACCAGCTTAGGGAAATCCGTGAACACGTGGAAAGCGCCTATCGGGGTGGCGCTAATACTGCGGAAGGTGCTGCTTCCGCTGTCGGGCAGATAGGCAAAGAGCTATTCAGGGTAGTGGGGCGCACAATGCAAACCGTCGCCCAGCCTTTGTTTGAGCATTATATCCCGGCGCTTAAGAACGGTGCGTTTAAAGAGACACTTGCGGACTGGCTAGCCAAAAACCCCACCGCAACTGATACCGAGCAATTGCATGCCGCTGCGCGTATTGGCGACTCCATTGATAACAGATTTGGCGAAATGGTGCAGGATAACATTTTCTGGAACAAGTTTATGAAGCAATCCGCGCAGGTGATGATGCGTTCTTACTCCTGGAACGTGGGCACCGTGCGCGAAATTGCAGGTGGTGCTATAGGCGCGGCGCTGCACCCTAACCGGTTAAGCATGGCATCCAAGGACTATGACCCGCGTGCGGCCTACGCCTTGTCGTTGCCCGTTATAGTTGCTGCCACTTCTGCGGTCTATCAGTACCTAAAAACCGGAGAATACCCGCAGGATATGTCTGATCTTGTAGCGGGTAGAACGGGTGGCAAAACGCAATCCGGAACGCCCGAGCGCGCCATCTTGCCGGGTTATGAGAAGGACGTGTACGGGTGGTTTAACAATCCCAAGCAAGAGGCATTTGATAAGATTGCCACGGCACCGCGCCTTGTGTACGAGACGCTTACAAACCGAGATTTTAAAGATGACCCTATTTATAATCCTGCTGATCCACTAGGGGCGAAACTACAGCAATATCTAGAGCATGTAAAAAATAGCATTGGGCCTATTTCTATTAAGCAGATGATGCAAGGAGAGAAAAAGGGGTCTAATATAAGTGCTGCGGAGCGCGCTGTAGCTATACGTCCAGCGCCTACGTGGATTTCTGAACCGGCGCGTATTGGCGCTGGTATCGCAAAATCAGAAAATATGAAGTGGAAGATAAAACTTTCGCACGATAGGAGCGCGGCTTCGCATTACAACCCATAAGGGGTTTTTAACTTGGCACGGTTACTGTACGGTAACATTCCTAAACAGTGGAGACGACCATGGCATTCGCAAAAGGGTCAACGCCAAAAAACACCGACTACGCTAAAGGCGGGGGCGTGCTTGGACGCTCTACGGACTTTCTTAAAACAGCAAATCGCTTTACGGGCGGCAAACTCCCCACACCGGAGCCGACTGAGGACGATTTTGAAAAAGGGTCCAGTAAAGCGAACCCGAAAGCGGCGGATAAGTCGTTAAAACCCGTTAAGCCGAAATAGCAGTTTACCGTGTCGGGTTTGACCGCCATACAGCTAACTATGATATGGATATTGCTGGCTATTTTGGGCGCGAATACTATTATGGTTCATCCAGAATGGTTCGGTAACTAGTTGATTTTACACAGGTACTTTTCTGTAATCTATTGAACGATATGCTCCCGGAGCAGGAGCTTCAAATGAAAACCCGCCGTAAACACAGCATAAACCGCCTTCACAAACGCGTGCGCCATGCGATAGGCGATGAAGAATTTTTGGAAGAATGGATGTGCACCCTACCGGATAATAAGTAACGAGGCGGTGTGCATTACGGCGCAACCCTGATCCCAGTTACAACCGGTGTGTTAACCGGTAAAACCGGGCGCTGGTCCAACGGGGTATGCTTGAACAATTCTTCCTCCAGCGGCGACCCAGGTGGAACTGGTATTTCGAACACTGTTTCGGCACCGCCCTGTATATTGGTGCCAGACGCTATATTCATCGTTTTCTTGGGAATATGCATATTATAGTGATCCTTTAATCCCTCGATAGACGGCCCTGCTGCCCTTTTTTGAGCCATCATGTACCCCACAAAATTATCCTTGGATATGCGAAGCAAGCGATCATTTATAATCCATCGCATGTGTATAGCTTTCGGGTAATTGCCGTTTGGGCAGTTAATGAGTGCGACGACAGGCGGCTTACCACGCCCCGTATGCATCGTGTCTGTCCATGCCGTATTGGCAACGCTAGCCTTGAAGAACCCTGTTAGCGAATTCTCAGTGTGCCCTGCTGATCCGCCTATAATGTTTGCGTCATTCACACGTTGACGCATTGTGTGGAATGTTTTTACAAGACAAAGCATAAGCGTGTCTATATTGAAGTATGGCCCCTCGGGATTAACCTCCCGGATGCATTCATTGGCAAGGTCGGCACCAACTAAAATTGCAGCACTAATAGCAATCCAAAATCGCTCGGGGCCGATATCCTTTACCAGTTTGCTAATTGCAGTCATTGTACCGCGCATACGAGAGGCTACAAGCGCAGGATTGCGTCCTAATTTGGCTGCGTATATCTGCCCCATCCTGCCAAAATTTTCCTCCAAATGCTGGGTGATAAGCGTGGCTTCGTGGCTTGCCATACGCCCCACCGGGGACATGGGGACCGGGATATTAAACTCAAACGTGCGATACGGCGCGGCGGCGTTGTTCTGGTTTTTCTTCATCATGTGCTCAAGCGCACTACTATTGGATGTAATGGTAAGCAACGATTGCCATTCACCCGTATCCAGTTCAGTGCGGTCGGTTCTAAGCTTGATTGCGCCAACTCCCGGCGATAGCTCCATCGTTGTAGTCACCACCTTATCTAGTTCATCATCCTGCACGTCATCCCAAAACGCCCCAAGATTGCGAATTTCCCCAACGCGTTTGAGGACACCTTTTGCAGAAGACCCCGGTGGCATTTTAGTTCGTTTGGGGTGCCCCCATACCGATGTTGCCACCAGCACTGCGGTAGTTTTGTTTCCACCGGCTTGGCCATATGCGCTCACGGTGCCATTGTCGTACCCGGTCATCCGCATTAACGGTGCGCCGAACGAAATAGCCACAATAGCCTCCAACTCGGGACGGTTTTGGCTTGTAACAAGTCTAAACGCGTCAAACCACGGCTGCAATCCTCCTAGCGGCGCAAATTCGTTTCGCAGTTTTTGGTCGCCGCCACCACACGGATCAACAGTGCCATCGTCGCGAATGATTTGTCCGTCGTACGCAAAGCCATGTGGCGTACCGGATTTGGGCCACCAGCCATAAGGCACGGAAGTTTTAGCTTCTTCGGCTTGGTGCATCTTTGTAAGAAGGTCCATGTGAAATTCTCCAAGTCTTTCTCTGGCGTGCGGTTTGAATTTTACACCTTGTTTAGATAATGTCAAGGTTAGAGATTGCGTTGAAGCAAAATGCTCCTGCTTGACTGTTATATCGCGAGTATGTCCTTTGCTCATAGACGCTGTGTAGTGCAAAGCGTCAGGATTTTGTTCGGCCCACACCCGGGATATATCGCACAGAAATAGCGGTGCCACCTGTGTTACGGAATTCCCTTGGCCTATAGGTTTTTCATACAAAAATCCTATCCACCCTGTTTTCTTATCGTAGTCATAGCCGGGAGGCATAGGAAAGGCAGGAACCGTTATCCCATTCACCACTTGCGTAGTTGGAAAAGGGGGCAGCACCGGCACCGCCTGAGCCGCTACCGCAAGGTTTAGTGGTGATTTAATTTTGCCGAAGTGCTCACATGAAGCGCATAAGTCGCAGCCATTTGACTGCACAGCCTTGCAAGAAGGCCACCCAAGACCAGCCTGCCGCTCTTTGTCCTTACGGCTCCACATAGCATCAGTAGACGCAACGTCGTAACCAGGATACTTATTTCCCATCGCATGCGCCAAGGTGTGCCCATTTTCCATGAAGGTTGTGCCCAATACAACCAAGTTCCATAGCGGCTGGTCATGGTTTTTACCTCCTGTAATAAGGGCCTCCTTATAAAAAGGGCACCCTTTTATAATGGGGGCCGGGTCTAATGGTATGAATTCACGAACTAGACCGGCTGAAAGGCTCTCCATGCCTTCAGGCGGCAATGCGCGCTTGGGGAATTTAGATGGATCGAAGCAATCGCTTACTGTGGCGGTAACTGGCAGGTGCCCTACAGGGCCTGTATACGCCGGTAAATCACTCTTGAAAGCATAATCCGTAGGCTGTAACGCTAACAGCTTAACCGGTTTGGGCGGCGAAGTCTTGTAGTTAAACGTCCCGGGTATACGTAGAACACGTACCAAATCTGTTGTGCACCCTGCATCAGCACGGAGGCCGTGTTTAAGAATAGCAGCTTTAAGCCCTTCTGCGTATGGCATCCATTCTTCCGGTGTCAACGCTATATCGCTTACCCAATACAAATGAAGACCACCACCGGATGCAACCATGGCGCTAGGGCGTGGGTATCCCGATGCTTTCAAGAACTCGCCTATTGCGGTGATTGCTTCCTCTATGGTGGCGTACCCTTTGGGGGGCGGCTTTACATCCACGTCTGCCCATATGGCCTTAAACGATATGGCGTTTTGGGCAAGTCGCTTGGCTCGCGCTTTGTTGTTTACAACTGCCCCGACTTCGGATTGCTGTGATAGGCAAAAATACAAGTCGTTTATGTAGCCAGGATGCGCCACCGCCCACCGGATGAAGCCACAAAAATCAGCCAGCTTGATAAAAGGCCGCCCCGGCATGCCTTTTACTTTACCCGTAGCTGTAAAATAATGCACGTTAATAAATCCCACGGCCTCCGGTGAAGGCCATGGGACTATTCGCGCCATAAAATCTTCAAGACTGGCCAAGTTGCCCCCTTATGAAGCGCCTACGCCTTCATCAGGGCAGCAATACGCGCGTCCAGATCAGAGTCGGCCGCCGTGGCCTCGCCAACATCTTCCGCTGTTTGTGTAACAGCTTGCGGCGGTATAACTTCGCCGTTTAACACTGAGCTAGTAGGGGTTGCAAGCGCTACACCACCAAGTCCAGTATCCAGAGACGCTAGATCGGCGGCGTTTTGTGTTACATTGGAAACTGTAGCAGCAGGGGCAGATGTCACGGCTAGCGAGCCCAAAACCGGCGATGCCCCACCGCCTTGAGTAGGGTTTGCCAGGGCACTCACAGGTTTACGTAGTTGGTCCTCGCCTGTAATCCGCAATGCCTGCGGATCATTGCGCAGCGGCAGCACAACCGGCCCCTCGGCATCCGTTAACGGTTGTAACGCGCGGAACACCATTTTAGGGTGCGCCTCGTTAGGGTCGAAACTTATACGCGTGATAAACGTAGAAAAGTGGAACCCCTGATTGGCCATGGTGTCACCCATAACCGAAAGATTACTTAGCGATGCGGGGGGTATCCGCAGGAACACCGGCTCCATAAGCGCCGTACCAAACATTTTTGTGGTTTGACTAGGCAACAACAAAACCGCAAGGCGCTTGTAGTCCGTGCATTCACGAGTCTTGCGGCCATCCTCGTTAGTTTTCCACACGTTACGAGCGCACAATGCACACGTTTCAGACTGCTTCTGCGCCACGTCGTTATCAGGCACAATGCCGTCAATGGAGGCGCAGATAGGCCGCTTGCCGTCATTGTCGCTGCCCGGGTCGAACTTTTCATAGAATGACTTGGATTTTACCTGCGCCTGTCGCAGGATAATCACATCTATATATCCGGCCGGGGTGCCATCGTCAGGGCGCACGAATGTGTGCTTTTCGCCCTGTGAACGAAGCGACCAAACTTTACCCTTATACCCTACCACCGCGTAACTACTGCCGATGCCATCAGACAGGCTTTCAGCCGCTGGGTCGAGAGCCGCAAACGCCTGAGAGGGCTTTGCATTTTTGAAGGCTTCGCTTGCAACTATTTCATTAGCCATTGTAGTCTCCTAGGGGTTGTTACCGGCACGGTAATTACTCGGCGTCAGGCTCGCCCTTTTTAGTTGGGCGGCGAACGCCCACAGTTTTCATGGCATTCAAATTGCACCCGGGAGGGAGCGTTCCGTTGGCTTTTACGAACTCTTGAACACCGGTCGCGTTTGCACGGCGGTCCATCAGACCCCAATTTTGTGTTTGTTTAACATAGTTCATAAACGCTTCCGGGTCAGCGAGCGAAGCCGTGTATCTTGTGGAGGCGATACACGTTCCATGTTGGGTTCTTATACTCGTTGCACCGGCTTTGTCAATAGCTGATTGCAGCCACCCTAAAACCGCTTCCTGAAGATCAGCTAAAGGCTTGCGTTCGGCTGCATGCCGATCATCCAGTTTCTTAAGCGCATCACGTATATCTATCGCTTGCTTCACACGCTTGTCAACAGTTGTTTCTGGTTGGTCAGCCATTTTTCTTCCTTTCCTTTACTGGTATATAAGCATGCGCCCTATGCCGGCGCATCATTGCGGTAGACCGATTTGCGCGCGACGCCCTATACGTTATTTTTCCTTTTCGTACCCTAAATTCATAATGATGTACAAGGCCGCAGTCACAACAAGCCCAATATTGGTGGGCGTGTTTCATAGTTCTGCGTTCGCCATTGTACATAGTTGGCCATTTTTTGCCGTTTCCGCGTTTCATGGCAATCCCGCCGCTTTACACAATACAAAAACGCACGTTTCCAATACACCAGAAAGTAGCATGGCAACCAATAAAGAGCCACCAGCTTCAGCCGTTAGACTTCCCGAAAATAAACCAACTGGTATTGCTAGTACAAGTCCTGTGTTCATTTACGCCTCCTAATATATCTGTGTTTCCGATTGCGCCGGTTACGTTGTGTTTCAAGGATATCTCGAAAACCTTGGTTTTCCAAATACCATCCCTTTCCACTAGGAAATGGAGTAACCCTAAAATTATACAAATGAACAAGCCCACAGTCGCAGCACGCAATTCGAAAATCTTTACTGACTATCCCGCGCCACACCCCTTCGGATATGCTTAAATATTTTTTAGTTTTCATAGCTCGCCTCGTTTCGCTGTTGCTTCCTCGAACATATCCAATAGTTGATTTTGTATTTTCTGTTTACTACGTAGTAACGCATATATCTTCTTCTCCACTGCGGTAGCCTGTAAATGCAGTAATTGCTGTTTATGTTGCTGCCCAATACGGCGAATACGCGCATTTGCTTGATCGTATACTTCCAGCGAAGTAATAGGCATGTACCAAATGCATGTATCGGCAGCAGTTAGCGTTAGACCGTGATGGATGCAACCAGGGTGCGCCAGCATCACCTTGTATTTGTCGGTATTCTGGAAAAGGTTAAAAACTTGCTCCCTATTGGTCGTATCACCGTGCACCATGCAAAAATCAAATTTCATCGTGAGGCGGTCAAATACATCGCCTATGCCTTCTATCATATGCCGGTACGGGATAAATACGATCACCTTTTGCTCGGCGGACTCTATAAGGTCCACAAGCGTTGCAATTCTTGGACTGGCATCCAGCCGCACGAACTCAGGGGCTTTAGTATAAACCCATCCCCCCGCTATTTGTAGCAGTTTATTCATAGCTGCGCCAGCATTCAGGGCTGTAATTTGCTTGTCTGCCACCATGGCCACAAGCTCTTTTTTAACCTTGTCATACAGCTTGGATTGCTGCGGGCTCATATCCACATCGATAAGACGAGGGATCATAGGTGGTAGCTCTACCACATCGTCCAACGCGTACCGCACGGAAGGCTGTAACATCCGGAACGCCGTGTCAATAGCATTCGGTTTTGGCTTCCATATATAATTGCTTATCCGGGTCATCAGGAGCATTTGCGCATCCCGTTTGCTTCCAGGAGCCGTACCGGGCGTAACGATTTTAGCTTGCGCCCATACGTCAGGCGGCTCATTAGGCATGGGGGCACCAGTCATCCCCCACACTATCTGGAAATGCTGCGCGAACTTACGCATCATCTTGGAGCGGTCGGAATTATTTCTGTACACCGCCAACTCGTCGATTATCAAACACGTAATATCCGGCCGCGTCATCAGTTCGTCATATACCACTCTAAGGCCATCGTGATTTATCACGTATATATCCGCATCTTCGGCAAGCGCATCCAACCGGTTTTGTCTGCTACCGTGAACGATTGCTACCTTGCGCCCCGGCAGCGTACGAAACGCTTCCGCGCGCCACACGAATTTCAGGGTGCTAAGGGGAGCCACCACAAGCACCTTTTTGGTCATGCTAGCTTTGTTAAGGCAATCCCACGCCCACAGGGCTGATTTTGTCTTGCCGGTCCCCATGGCGTTCAGCACGTAGGCGCGGGGGTTCTCGGTAAGGAGTGCCACTGTAGCTCGCTGTACAGCGTAAGGCGGCTTGGTGCCCGTGATCCAGTCATAGTAAAGTAAAAACGGGTTTGGCACTTGGTAGCCCAAATGCCTGCACAGCAGCGTCTCGGCAATGCCGTGCTTAATTATCAAATTACCGTCCGGTAATTTTAACGCATCTGGAAAAAGGCTTACTGCTCCCGGTGTATTGGGGACAACAAGCTTTTGGTGTTTGTGTGAAACGATTACGGGCACCGTATTTCCTCGGCTAGTTTGCAACAGGCACCTATTACGCCCAGCGCCTTGAGCAGCGAAATATCGTCATCTACAACGAACACAAGTCCGTGGGCGTTAGTTATGGCGGCTATAGTATGTTCTTGGCGCGGTGTGGGCTTCTTGCCTTTTGCTTTTGTTTCTATCGCTATGAACCACCCGCCAGCGCATATCAGGCAGTCGAGCGTGGTAGCTCCTATACCCATTTGTACTGGCCAAAAATTATACTGGCGCGCCAGTTTCGCTAGCTCACGTTTTAGTTTTGCTTTTATCCGGCCTTCCGGGGTCATATTCGTTCCACTCGTTTCGCCAAGCACATACTTTTTCAGCAACTGTCTCGCCGTAATATATTTCGTGACCGGGCCAAGCTGCGACCGTTCCTATTTTCCACAATACCCACACTTTTGCTCCGCTAAGTTTTGTTAGCGTGTGTAACACAAACATTTCCCGGCTAGCGTGGGTCATATTTGCCCCACTCGTTTCGCCAATCACATACTTTTTCAGCAATCGCCTTAGTGCGATATTGGTTTTGATTGGGCCAAATTATGGCTGCGTTCGTTGCTGTCCATATTTTCCACACTTTTTCTCCGCTAGTATTTATTGCTTCATATATCACAAATAACTTTTGGCTAGCGCGTGGTGCATGGCTCACAGCTTTACCGCAATATACTCGCACACCCCCGCAATAACGCGGCGTTGAACGAGCGCACATGTTTTATCGCCGGTATCACGCCATTGCCCATGCAATTCGTCCCACCGCATACCAGCAGCTTTCCACGCTGCGTTTGCGGTTTCGCGCGCAACCGCATTGAATTGGCGGTCAAACATCAATAGACCGCGATGGTACATTATTTCTGTACCGCATTTAGCTACGGAAATTGCTTTGAGAAATACTGATCGTTCCATGGGAACTCCTGTGTTTGTAAACGCAGTATACCATGGAATAGCGTAAAAAGTACAGTAACTTATATGTTATCGGTGAGATTTACCGTGAAACGGGCACGACATAACCGGGCACCATTTATAGCAGAGCTTGCCCGGTTTAGGCGGATACGTCATTGTAACAGCCGCGTTTTCTAGCTCTTTGATACGCGGCAACAGCCCCACCCACCCCCCAGCTACATCGGCGCGTGTATAAATTTCAGGCGTCGAGCAGTCATCTTTCAACCACACGTATTCAGAACGCACCACTTTGACGTTGGGAAAATGTGCGAATATACATTGTGCCATCAACATCAATTGCACGCTATCGACCAGAACTTTTCCAGTTTTCCAATCGAGAATAAGCGCCACAGGGCCGTCGATACGCACCACATCCCCAATACCGCGATACCACGCATTATCGGCGAACCAGCTAGTAGGCTGAAAATCTTTTGTTATAGCATATTTCTTCTCTACCTGTAGCTCTCCTGGTCCGTCCAATACCCTATCCACCCATTTCTGGTAATCCCTCATAGTATCGGGGAGGGGGGTTTTGTTTTTTATGGCAGCAGCAAGCGCACCATGCACTTCGTTACCCCACACCAGCGCTTCGCCGCCTTCGTCCGAATAGTTCTTAGCTAAGTCTACTTCATAGTGCCGCTTTGGGCATGTGTCGTAGTTTTTTAGCTTAGAAAATGACCACGACCATGATTTGGTCATATGAAAATACCCCCTACATTGTGTTCAGTTATACTCGCTCCGCTTGACGCGCCAACAGTTCCTCGGCTTCCAGTTCTTCTTCCAGCAGCGCAAATGAACGCCACACCAGTTTACCCGAATGCCGTTGCCCATCGCTGTCCCGGGTCCCATGTTCCAGCAGGTGCCGCGCTATACAATCCGCATGGTCGGTTGATTTTTCTCGTGCCCAATGCAACGGTTGCCCGGGGTTATGCTGGTCGTTCCCAGCTTTGGATACCCGAGCGACTTCCGCCATAGCACGTGGGAAGTATTTCATAACACCAGAATATATGGGGGTAGCTTTCCGCTCCGCAGCGTCATCGGGAAGTATGCTCATAGCTATATCTCCTTTAGGCCCAATGCGCGCGCCAGTGCACGCTCTGCGGCTGCGCCCTTGCTACCTTCCCATCCGGGCAATAACACTATGGCTTCGGCTTTTAGGGCGATCCACCGCATATTATCAGCTAGGGCCTCGCGCAAATTAAACCCATGCTGTTCAGTAGCCAGCGCTTCATCGCCAGTCAGATTGTCCTTGGATATATCAGTGCCGTGGTCCTCGTTATCGCGTTCTGCGGGACTGAATACCTCATGCCCCTCTGCACGCAATTTAGCCGCAACAGCAGCAAATGCCGGGAAGTTAAAATTCTTGCACCCACGCATCGGTCCTGCGATATATATTTTCATTTGAGTTTCTCCATCAGGTCTTCGGGGTTAAAGAACACACGGTCTGCGAATTGATACATTACATCCCACCGTGTTTCGGGGTCATCGCATGGATGGTCAAACAAAACATACCCTATTTTATCCTTCCCAAGCGCCCAGCCAAACTCTAGGTGGCCGGATTTACCGGCCGGTAACACCAAAATCACCGTATCACATCGCTCCAAATGGTGCAAGTCAAACTCAAATACATGCCGTGCTGCGTACCCTTCTAGCGCCTGTTGGTAGTTGTTACCGCGCTCCTGCTCGTACCGTTTCCACTCGTCATCCGCATGAGGCCCGGCTGCGTGCCAGTCGTCAAAAACTTCGCATCCAATTTCCCGTAGCCTGGCAGCCAGAGCAGGTACAGCGGCGTTTCTGAGCGACCCAATTAGATAAACAACCGGATTATTTTTCATGACGCAAACAGGAACGCAAGTGCGCCGTATCCTATTGCCCACGCTAAAAACGCGACGCCTGCGGCTCCATTGTTTTGGCTAAACCAACATAGCGACGATGCCACACATAGAATGCCAATCATTGACATGAAAATTGACTGTATCATTTACTGTTCTCCGGTGGTTTATCATAAAGCGACCGGGCGTAGGCCAGCGGCGGGCTTACCCACTTGTTGGTGCGTGCGTCCCATCTCTGCCCGAGATGCTTGGCTTCGGTTGCAGCCGCTTTGGCTTTAGCCTTCGCTTCACGCGATACCTTAAGTGCGTTCGCCTTGTCCTCTTTGCCTGTTGTTAGCTCGGCTATAACCCGAATATCATTTTCGGTGAGCGGGTACATTCGGCGGCACGAAGGCACTGGGGGCAAAACCGGCTCACGCACGGTTTCATGCTCACCTGAATGAGGCATTGCCATCACCCCAGCGTCCTCGCGCCACTCGTTTTCGCCGATATCACGGCGAAGAAATTCCGGAATATCCTCGAATGGTTCTGGCATTACCGGCGCGGTAATTTCCGGCGCGGCGTCGCCGTCACACTTATCCTGCGCGCCCGCGCACGCGTTTATGGTTTCATCTTCTGTCATTTCGCGTCTCCATATGTTTGACCGGAACCCACATCTGCTTTTAGCGGTAAAGAAGGCGCCCATGAGGGACGACGCGTCATTTCAGTATGGATTATTTGCTTGGCGTTGTCAACATCCTCGTCGGGTACGATGAACGCCAACTCGTCATGGGATTGTAGAGCAAACCTGTAGCCTCGATCAGATAACCTTAGAGCCACGTTCATCACAACTATACGGGCAAGAAACTGCACTATGTTTTCCAAGAACTTGCTGCCGTACATAGTGTGTTTCCGCCCTCCATACGTGTAGGTAAGACCGCCATCGTTTTCACGTTTAGGCTCGGCATACTGCATCATTAGTCCGTTGGGGCCGCGTACGAACCCATGCCCTATAACACATGGGCCGCAAGTTACCGGCGCGGAAAGCCCCAACCATGCGGTATCGAGTACATTCTCTAACTTCCTCCACGTGTGCACAATAGGATAATTAACATTGCGGTACACGCTAACTGATTTCTTGGCCAAATCCAGCGTCCACACTTTCTTAAGCTCGCGCACGTCCATCCCAAGCGCACGTGCCATACGTATAACCATGATATAAAACTTGGGGGGACCAGCCCCGTACCCTAGACCAAGCACACCCGATTTACCTATAAACCGCTGTAAACTGCTAACGCGTTCCAGCAGCACCCCAAATATAGCCATTGCGAGCAATTTGTATGGGTCTTCGTTATTGGTGAACGCTCGCAGTAACACATCCGCGCCGCAAATAAGCGCCGATATACGCGCTTCAATTTGCCCAAGGTCCGCAACAATTACCTTATGGCCTGGAGGCGCGCGTAGGCTATTTCGCAATTTAGACTTTTGCGGACCACGCCCCGATGGCATGTTTTGCATATTCATTTTCCAGTCGCCGCTTAGTCTATGCGTATGGGTTCCACCGAACCGTATGGGAATAGGCATGGAAAATGGGGTTAAATTGCGCCACCTTAACGATGCAACGCGTAGCAGCGTCATGCCGCGCGTTTCTTCAATGGTGCTTTTGTGGCCTAGTCTCGCAGCCGCCAATGCTTGCACGCGGCTATCTTCATGCTCAGATAACTCAGCCATGAACTCGTCTGTCTTGGCAAACGCCGGAAGTAGTTTCCCTGTTATGGGGGATGTTTTCATTTCCACGTCTACGCCAAAATCCTCTAGGGCTTTCTGGAATTGCGAATTGGACATTACCAAGTTGCGGTCGCTAAGGCCCGCATCCGTAAGTAGTTTAGCTTTTTCCAGCTTCAATTCTTCCAAATGTGAAACCAGCATAGGCCGGTCTATAATGAACTTAGGCTCTACGGCGCACCGTAGCACCAAGTCCATCACACGGCGTTCCGCAGGGGGGAAATTCTGGCCTAGTATCCTAAACACACCTTCGCATAGTCTATTATCCTGAAGACAGTAATCACTGAAGGCTCCCCACAAAACCGGGTCATTACGTATTTGGTCGCGCCGCATGCCCTTCACGTTGGCAATAGCGTGCCCTTTATGGCCTATTTTCAGATACTCTGCCACCTTGGCGAGGCTCAATCTTGGGAGTTTATGCGCCAGCATTGTGCGGGCAATTCCCAGCGCATCAACCATGCGAACCGGGACAAAATCGTATATGTAAGACAAAATACAGTTGTCGAAAAGTGCGTTGAATGTTACCGTGGTGGTAACAGCCGGGTCAATTTTTGACAGGTACGCTGGAATATCGGGGCCGTCTATAATTTCATGCGGGCCGTCATCCAGCTTGGCCGCCATCATGGAAACTTCAAACCTGTGGTCTAAAATGTATTCAGCCGGGGTCATCTTGCGGAGCGAGTACACATCATCGTAATACGACTCAAAATCAAGTATAAGTAAATGCTGTTGCGTCATTACGGTAATCACCGCTTATCAACACTATTAGCCACAGCGGCTATCTGGTTGTAAATAGTGCGCGCTTGCAACGTAGCTTGCCAAGCATCCTCTAGCTCGTTGCCTTGTTGGAACGTTCGCGCGCGCTCTATAACGTATCGTTCGGCAAAAGACCGGAAGCGGCTGTGTGGTATATCGCCCGTTTGTCCTGCTATGGGGACGGGGATGCTAAAACCGCCACTACCGCCGCCACCGCCGCCACCATGCGCCGCGAAACCGCCGCCGCCACCATGCGCCGTGACACCGCCGTAAACGCTCGGGGGTACAAATTGTTGTGCAGCGGCGGTTGTCTTTGGCATCAATTCACCGTGAGTTGGTGCTTTTGGTTAAACTACCCCGTAGTTTAACCAAGTTATTGCACGATGTCAAGCTTTTTATCAGGGAACAAATCGAAAGTGTTAGAGTCGAATTCCCCAGAGAATGAAACTATCACCGGAGAACCGATTGCGTTTTTGTTTTCTGGCGTCATCAAAGCTGATGCAATTGTGCCGGAAGTATCTCGAATACGCGTTAACCATTCAGATATCCCAACTGGCTCCTTATTACACCTTTTGCCGTTTTCTTGGTGTAGCTTCACATCAGAGCACAAACTTAGCGCTGTGGGCCAATAATATCGCATTGCCCCAGCAGTTGCATTACTGGCGAGCCAATTCAGCACTGCGCGAACATCGTTAAACTTTTGGCACACTTCCATCATTGAACAGAACGTACGTAGTATAGGGGTAGAAAGTGTACCTTGTTGCAGAACGTTACTTGCAGGGGGTAGAATCTCTAGTTCATTAAATATTATTTCAATACTCACTTTGTGCGTAATATCTATGTTAAACACATATCTACCCTGGCTTGGTTCGTCATACACTATCCCATATGCGGCGCTACATCGGGATATAATATCTGGCGCAAACATGCATTCAACCAAATCCCGCATGGTGAAACCACACTCCAAGGTGGCCTCCATCACGCGTTTTTCTAGCTTATCAATCATTTTCTTCGCCGCGTATAAACTGTTGCTATCTAGTGCGGATGCCATGGGAATGGCCGTAACAAGTCTATTTCGGGTTCGTCGTTTCATTTCCGTATCCTCACTACATCCCCAAAGGGATATTTTGTATCAGCTACGCTGCACCATATTACGGGATAAGGCGGGGGTGTGGGCGGGAACGTAACATACCCATCCGTGAACCCCACGAACATATCAGGGGGCTCGTGTGCATGAGCGGCTATCCAGTCTATAACCGGAATAACCGCAGTCCCGCCGCGCCCGCCCACACCCGCATGCTTGATACGTTGCAAGTCACTGGCTTCCTCAATTTCGTCAATGCGGTGTATCTTACTGTCACACCACAATACAGTAAGGCGCTTAGGGCGCACATCTTCCACTATGCCTCCCAACTCTGCAAGATACGAACAAAGCTCTCCCTGCCCGATAGAACCGCTCGTATCTCCCCACACCACAACCCATCCCGCACCGTGGCCACTACAACTGGGCAGATACAGGTCCCGAACAATAAATCGTCTATCTGGACGACGCCAGTTATATGAGCCACTTCCCACCCGTCTGTTGAATATACCCCGGATATGTTCGGACCATGGGATTTCGGGCTGTAGGATTTCTTGAAACATACGTTGCAGGGCACCTGCCAGCTTGCCCTGCGCTCTTATCTGTTCAATTGTTTGTGCGGCAGCTACTTCCACAGCCCATTGCTGTTGATTGCGCTGCGCGGCTGCATTCCCTGGCTGTTGCCCGGTTGATTTACCGGGCGGTAACAGCGTGTCAAAATCGCCACCCGGCAACTCACCATCGTCTTGCTTTTTCTCGTAAACCTTCTTGTACACATCCAACAAGCTATCGTTAGCACCAGCTATCTTGCGATCCAACAAACAGTCTTTAGGCGGTTTACCTATTTTGCTGTCCGCAAGTAGTGGGTTAATCCGGTAGTCCATAGATTTTTGCATTACCTCCATATCAAAAGGCAATGTTGTACCGTCGTGCATCGGCACGCTGCCGCTTCGCATACACCTATGCAATAGCTCTACATCACCGTACACGTTGTGCACGATTTCATGTGCGGCAATAAACGTGCGTTCTTGTAACGGGTATTCAAAATACGCATCGGGATTAACGATAACGTTTTTCCCGTCCGTAGCCGCCACAGGTACTTCCCTTGACATAATGGCAATATGCTTGCCTTCGTTATTGGCAAGCAGCCTATACCATATAGACCGGAACCCTGGTGCGGTCCATGCCATCATGGAGGTAGTATCCCCCCATTTTTGTATTTGAGCGGGGGTTAGCTCCATACTTTCCATTGGCTCACTCATTTCATTTTGCTCCTTCATATCGCTGGTAGCGTTTTATAGTCTTAAGCCAGTCCGCAACCCATGCATCAAAACTTATTATGTCTTGGCATGTTGACGAGCGAGAATGCGCTACTATACTACACGCCGCTAAACCCATTCGTAATTTGTAGGCACGTGCCATCCTGATGCACAACTTGCGGCGTGTCGCCACATGAGGGCGGTTATAGCCTCGCCGCGTCGCGCGTACTTTTGATTTACTCACGCATTTGCCCTCGTATGTATAGGTGCCACTCTTGCACCCATTTCATATACGCGCCGCGTTGCTGCCAATCATGAGCAACGCATAACAACGGCAGAGACAAAGCCGGGTTAGATTGCCACCTATATTTGCCATGAACACTGTGCCTATCTCTGTATGCGGCAAGCAACGCATTGCCGCGTTTTTTGCGGCGTTGCTTCTCGTTCATAGCTTATCCTGTTTATCCTGCGCCATTTCGCGCATTGCCGCCGCCATTTCATCGCTTACGCTATCGGATGATTGGCTTTCACCTTCCTTCGGGGCAAACTTGTCTTCCAGAATAGCGATATCGGTATGCCCCGAAAAGAAATCATCGCTGAATACCACAGCTTGCGGCTTCACGCCATCCGCCAGTAAGGCCGCAGTAGCCAGCACGCGGCGAGCCGCATACGTGACTGTCTCGCGCATAGCTTCGTTCTTGCCTTCATCCGCGTAGTCAACTCGCACTTCAATGGTGAATTGTCTTTGCATTTTACACTCCTTTAAGGGGGCATTACCTAACCTTGGGTCATTCATACGCCATACAATCAGCGCGTTAAGTACACTATCATAACCAAGGGTAGGGTATAGCCCGCCCTTGATTGCCATTTTCATAGTTTGCATATCTATCATGCTCACGCCAAAGCCGAATTGAGAAGGCTAACCAGACTGGCGTTCTTATTTATCCACGCTTGCATTGCGGGCAGGTTGATAAAACTCTTGTAATCCCGCCGCAGCAGCGCCAGCATGAAAGTGATCGCCATATCCTTCGGAAAGCGCGAAATATACTTCACACACTCCGCAGCATGTTGCGCCTTGGCGTGGCCAGCTAACTCGTATGCCATTAGCATAAGCAGGTCCGCCTTTGTGGGTACGGGGCAGTTATCGGGATCGGACACCACATTGTCATAGCTCGGCAGGTCTAGCTGAAACTGCACGTGGCCCATCAGCGACGTAGCCGCACCCTGCCCGATAGTACCCGCCACACTCTCCATTGTGACAGTATCGGTTGGAATAACACCGCCATTGCGCGCCGCCTTCACCTGCAAATACCTATCGGCAGAACAGAGCGTACGCGGGTTGCACCATGGACCTTGTTCTACAGGTTCTTTCTCGAACAGGCTTTCAGGGTTGGTCGATGCCCATGCCTTGGTGATCGCTTGCACCTGCCACGCCTTACCCTGATACGAGTAAGGCTTGTCAGCCCACATCAACCACGATTCTGTATCGGGCGACACGTGAATAACCGTGCGGCGGGCGATACAGAAATCGAAGTCCTTTGTCACACCGTAACGCGAGCCTTCGTTGGACATTGCCACCCGTACGCTACCCTCTGGCAGATACCATGGGGACGTGCCACCATGGAGAAGTATTTCAGCTAACGCCTTCTTAACATCGGCTTCGCCTTGGCCATACTCGTCAATCATAAGCCAGAACCGATCATACATGAACGCTGGCTTGCCTTCTGTCGAAATCATCCACAACGGTACGCTAGGGTCCGTCACCGTGATTTTACGGGTTTCACCGTTGCCAAGATCGAACGTGCGTTCGCCCTTGTATTGAAACCCTATAAGATCAGGAGGGGTTTGGGTAGCGGCGAATATCTGGCCGAAGCCGCATCTAAGCGCAGGCATGGAGGCTTCCCATTTCTTGAAAGCCCCATACCCCATCATGCTTTTGCCCATACCCGAACCCGACACCACAAGCGTAGCGTTACCGGCTTCGGCATTGGCGAGAATTTCATCTTGCGCTTGGTTGATATTCATAATGGATTGCTCCTTAAGCAACGCTCCTTTATGGGGAAATGCCCCTGCGGGTAAAGGAGCTAAACCCCGCAGGGGCACCTAGTGCGACTTATGCCACTGGCGCGCACTATGGGATATTCTTCGCACCTTTGGCCTTGGCAATTTCAGTGAGCCGTTTCGTGCACGCGGCGATAATCTCCGTTATCTCCGGTGCCTGGTCGCTCACTGTCTTATACGCGGCTTTGCCAGCTTTTACACTAGTGGCGATGCCACGCATCTGCACGTAGAAATCTTCAAGCGTATTCAACGATGGCACGGGTTTGAAGCAGAACTGCCGCAACTCGGCATCGCTTAACAGTTGGTCGCGCTTGATTTGCGTGCGCGCCATGCGGAGAAACGCATTTGCGGCGTCATCCAGTTTCTTGGCATTGGCAGGATCAGCGCGCAGTTTTTGCCGAATGGTCATAAAGTCGCCGATCATGCCCAGCGGCTGCCCCGTCCCGCCCTTCGTCCAACTGCCCAGTTTAATGCTCGTCCTTGCGCACGAGATAGCTTTACGCTGATTGGGAGCTTTAGCATCGAACACAACCGCGCTGGACTGTGCTTGAACGTAGGTTTCGACCAGCTTGGTTGCATCGTCCTTATCTGGCCCATGTTTGTTAGCGTCCAGGTTGATTTGGGCATGAAATGCTCCTTCTGCCAGCGAAAGCAGAAACTTTATTTGCGTGTCTTTGCCTTTTC